ATATTGGTAACGCAATAAAGAAAAGTGAAAAATATATTAGCAACGCAATTGAAAAAAGCAAAAATATTATTGGTCCAACGGTTGATAAAAAATATATTGAAAAAAATATTAATAGACGTAATAAGGGTTTAATAGATTATATTGGGGATGGAATAAAACATATTTGGAGTTCAATTGATTATATTGGGGATGGAATAAAACATATTTGGAGTTCAATTGAAAAAGGCAAAAATGTTATTGGAAAAATAATTCATGGCGATAAAATTATTAGAGAAACAAAAGAAATAGGCAAAAATATATATAAAAAAACTTTTATATACCCTATAGAAATTTCAAAAATAATTGAAAAAAATGGAGAAATAACAGAAAAATTATTACACAATTTAGAAATGGCTAAGGCTAATGCTAAGGAAATACTAAATCATAAAAATGAAATCGAAAAAAAGAAAATGGAAAAAACAGAACAATATTTGAAAGAATTGTCAACGAATACGGAAAAATTACAAAAATTTATAGCAGAAACAAATGCTATTATTCATAAAAATATTGTCAATAATTTGAGCACTATAAATAAAAGCATTAGCAATATTAATAATAATAATTCCGGCGGGGCTCATGTCGCAGACCCGGAATTTAACCACATGTTGACAAAAAGCATTGACTAAAGGGGAGTTATAACAATGGGATCTAAAATAGTCTTACCAGAAATTATAGGGTTGCCACCAGAAGATAATAATTTTAAAAATGATGGGGCTAAAACTCTCCCTATTATACAATTCGAACCCAGAATTCCAGACCAAAGCGGAATGGCTTTTAGGTTAAAACCATATTTTAAGGTTTTTAGAGATGCCCATCCTGATCCTAATCAAAAACCACCCATCCCATCATATTTAGAAATTTTGGGAAAATATGGATATACTTTTGATATTAGAAAAAATACTACTGGTTTAAAATGTGCATATATAGCGGATAGTTTTCCAACAGATAACTTTACCAACGAATATTCAGAAAGTTTTTTAAATACACTAGCGAGAGGAACATCAAGAGTGGGAGCAGAATTATCTCAAACTTTTGGTGCGACAGAGGCGACTGAGTTATATAAAAAGGTATCTGAAAAACTTAAGAATAATGAATACAAATTGTTAGAGTGGACAGGCGATGTAATGGATGTGGCTGGTACTGGTTTAGGAAAAATTATTGGGGGTTTATCGAGTTTGGCTGAAAAAGGCGGTCTTGGTTTTGTAAATACATTTTTTAGCGAAGCGAATAAATTATTGGCAGGTGGAAGATTAGATTTTCCAAAAATTTGGAGTGGTTGTAATTTTGAGCCTTCTTATTCGGTAACGATAAGATTGTTTAACCCAGACCCATCCGATATAGAGACCACTAAAAAATATATTATAGGTCCAATTGCTTCTATTTTAATTTTGGCATTGCCGATAAAAAATAGGGGCTCAGAAACTTATCGTTGGCCTTTTTTTAATAGAATACACTCTCCAGGCATATTTGATTTAAGAGCAGGTGTGATTACAAATGTCACTGTTATCAAAGGCGGAGAGCAACATCAGATTGCATTTAACCAAAGGCTTGGAATGGTAGATATCAGGGTGGACTTTTCAGATTTATATAATTCTATGATAACTACAGTGGACGAAGAATTAAATGAAGAAAGACCGACTTTAAAAAATTATTTAGAAGCAATGGAAGGTAGTAAAGAATTTTATCTGGATAGATATTATACTGATATTATTGAAACAAACAGTTATCCTCAACCGATAGATACAAATAATGCAAATCCGACGTCCCGTGTAGCAGATGAGACAAAAAATACATATGATAATTTAAAAGGAAGTCAACCAAATATACCGTAATATTTTAATTCAACAACCTAGCTCTTTTCTTAAATATAAAAGAATATATAATATAATAAATAATTTTATGGCAGTTTTTTTATTTTTATTCATGTTATTCCATTTTTTCAGCGTGAATATATTTATAGCTATTTTTTCAGTTTTTGCCATCACGCCAATTTTATCATTATTTAAATATTTTCCAATCTCTGTGAAAAATCTTCCGGTGCATACGACAGATAATTTTTTAATTTTATTGATATAAATTGAAATGATATCCCTGACATGATCACAATTATTCTTGCTATAAAATTTTTTTAAAATCAAATCTCTATCAGCAAGTTTAATTTTCGATATTTTAGTTGCCATTTCAATATTTTCTGAGTTCTGTTCTTTATAAACACATATTTTTTCAAACGTTTTATCAATGAATACTCTTCCTTTAACACCTGCCGCTTCTCTTGATTCTAAAGATTTCCCTTCTTCATCTGTTTCTTTGGGGTTTTTCAAGGTGTTTCCTTTTTCATAATTTATATAATATGCATTCGCAAAACTTCTTACGCTTTGGGCAACACGATGTCTTGATTCTGTAATGAAAGGGATGATTTTATTGATATCTAATTTTTGAATGTCATTTTTATATTTTTTCAATAAAGTATCGGCCAAAAACATTAATGCCATAGGAATTGTTTTTTCACGTCTAAATAAATGAGAACTTGATATCGAATTCAATGTATATTTAAATACATCATCATTGCAATATTTCAAATGTTTATTGAACAAATTAATGTAAAATCTAAAAATATAAAAATACATTATTTTATTATATATTTTATTCCTCTTTTTCATAAAATATGACATTAAATAAATTAAAAGATTCGTAAATGGTTCATTCTGTAAGGCCCAAGTTTTGGCAACTGTATTTTTATATACCTCCCTTGTTTTCTTTCTTAAATCGGCTTCTGAAATATTTAAGATATGTAATAATTCTAATAATTTTACTTTTATATTTGGTTTAGAACATGGTTTTGTTAATTCATTGACCCAAATTCCGACAGTCTTGTCAATAAAGGATATGAGTTTTCTTTCGTTAATGTTAACAATAAAATTATCCCAATTTTTCAAAATCTAAACCTTTTTATGAGTCTTTATTGTTTTAAATTAATTTTTATATTTTCTTTTATCGTATAAATATAAGTCGGTGTATATTTTAAAAGTTCTTCTTGGTCGAGTTCTTCTAATTTAAAGTCAAAAAATAAATTCACCTCTGGTTTCACAACTGAACAATGACTGACTCCATCCACATTTTGAACAATATCTGTAATCTGTGACCTGTAAATATTTGCATCATTTCCAAATCGATCTTTCAATCCATCATAAATAGCGTCTTTGATAGATTCTTTCAATGCAATTGTTGTGCCAATATAGGAAGGATCTTTAACCACATCAACTTCGATTTCAAAAGGAATTGATATATCAGGAACAATCCAACCTTCTTCAGTATAAAAATATATTTCTCCGTCTTCTAAATTATAGACACAATCGTCAATAAGCGGCGTATAATAATCATAAGAACCAGACCCTAAATATGTCACGATATCATTTTGATGTTCTCCGTAATCTGTTAAAATATATCTTTCTCCGTCATTTATAGGAGATGGGATTCCTTCTCTTAGTCCGTTTATTGAATCCAACTTATTTTTTTTATTTAAAAAAATATTTGTTAATTTTCCAGAAGTTTTTGTAAATTTTATATTAATGAAATCAGATATCATTCTATGTCCTGTTAAATCTAACGAAACAATTTTTTGGAGAATTAAAGATTCAAATAAAACTTTTTGCGAATCATCTAAATTATCCCATTTTTCTTTTAAAACACATGGAATATCATAAATAGTTACTGTGTCATTATTTTCCACAGTAACATTTGATTTCATTAAAAATTTTAAATCCTTTTTTATCGTGGCATAAAAATCTTCTTTAAGCCATGTTATTTCATTACTTGATCCCGCATTTTCTTTAAATGTAAGTTCATGTTTCAATTCACCTTCTTTAAATTCACTTTTTGGGACTGAAATAATTATATCACCACTTCCATTTACCTGTGAAGTATATGCAGTTAAATCTCCTTCTATTTCAAGGTTTACTTCAAGATTACTAAATGTTCCTGATACAGAAGTGGTAATCGTATATTTTATATGATCATTTCCATCATCCTCAATACTCACGATTTGACAACTTACATTCTTAGTTATATCATCCTCAGAATTATTTTGTAATAATATTCGAGGCGCAAGCTCTATTTTTTTAATATAATAAAAATAAGTCGCAGATTTTCTTGTTTTATTGGCTTCAATGTCAAAAGGAGAAATATATTCAATATTATAACCATTTGAATCTTTTTCGTCTTCATTGGTAAGCGGTGTTTCCCTGGAAATTGTAAATATATTTTCTTGAACATTCATTTTTTGATACCAAATGGAATTCGTAGAAAATGGAATTGAACTATCTTCTGTATCTGAAGTGTTAAGAAATATTGGTGAATAGATTGATATTTCATTTCCTTGTGTATCTGCTCTTTTCAAAATAGGAATATAATCAGGAGATAATGGAAAATTAGGAATTATGGCATTTATATTTTTATAATCATTTTCTGAAACCAATCTTGAAAGAGCCGTTAAATTAGTTATCGCATTGGTTCTAATTTCTTCCAATGTTTCAGAATCTGTTCCTCCAAACCCAGGTGCCGGATTTGTCACAGAATATGACACTGGAATTTCTGTGCTTGTCAAATAAAGTTTCGGTCCTTTTAATAAAGAACCCGGAATAATATTTCCTTGAGAACCTTTTGTTTCATAAATTCCTATTTTAATAATATCACCATTTTTTGGGCGCTTTCCCATTAATGAATTTCCAAATAAGAATTTAATTCCATCTTCTCTGTCCACAGTCGTGTATGCCTTTTCTTCAGGCGGAATTAAATATAAACTATTATAATATTGCCATTGGGTTTCGGTTCCATCTTCGATAACACTAACATTGGTTGAAAAATAATCTTTTTCAATATCTACAAAAAATTCTTTGAACATATATATATTTTCATCTTCATCCATTGTAAATGTTTCTTCTTTTATTGTAAATTGTTTTAATGGAAGTAAAAATGAAAATATATCATTATTGTTATTATCTCTCCCAATATATACTGGAACCGAAAAAGGTCCAATAGTATTTGGAGCTACGATATTATCAAAATCAGTTAAAACCACTGTTACCTGTGGATCGTTTTGAGGATCCGTCACGACTGTCACCAGTGTATGATAATATGTCTGGAAAATAATATCATTTGCTTCAAACTGTGAATATTTTGGAAATTCAAATGTTTTTGTGCCTTGCTGAAAATTCGCTGTCATTTTAATTAATGCATCTACAGAAGCCGGAGACCCATACTTTTTATTATATCCTAATGAGGCTGCGCCTTCATAAATAGATTCTGGCAATTGGCATCTTGTTAAAAAATATTCTTTCCATAATGACGCACTATAAAATAATAAATTATTAGATAGAGTTGTCATTGTCTCTATCACGAAACTCAAAAATGAAGTTTTTGTTAAATCAACTTCTTTGAGATCGAGATAAGTCTGCATTTGACTTAAAATTAAATTTTTTATATCTTCCCTTGAAAGAGATATTGTATTTTCAACGTTGGCCAATTTTTATTTCCTTATAAGAAAATTAATCCAGAATTATTATCAAAAAATTCTTTTAATTTGTCACTTATATATTCTTTTTTTCTCATCATCAATGTAGAAAAAATAGCATCGTCAATAGATAATATTGATTTAATATAATCTATAAAAACATAATCATGAACTGTTTGGTTTTGGATATCATCTATTGAGAAAGATTGGAAAGGTCTGAGTCTTAATTTAAAAAATGTCACATCTGTATTTGCTGATTTTTCAATGCCGGTGACAACATATAATGGATATTTATCATGTTCTTCTGGCATAAGAAAATTCTGTTCAAATTTTACGATATCTCCAAAATAAGGTTGAATTCCATAAGAAGAAGGGATTGTTATTTCTCCTTCTCCTTCTTTAATCAAACCATCTTCACTTCCATTAAAAGATGTGTTTATTTCATTTGAAAAATAAACCGGCAATAAAAGATATTTATTAAATCTTAATCCAGAATGATTTCCAATTCTTTCATAAAATCCATCGAGCAATTTTTCGTCTTCAATAATTGATTCATCTTTATTTATATTGAAATATGTGACTAAAAACGCAATGGAATCTTTTGAATATATATCATAAACTAATCTATTATATTCTTCAATATAAAAATATAATCGTTTATAATTTTGCATTTTTAACCCTTTAAATTATATGCCTCGGAAAAGATTCATATATTCTTCACTCAACACAAAAGTCATGCTTTTATAAGTGTCTTCAAATTTGACTTTTATGTCAACATTCAACCCTTTTCCACTTTGGGTTTTACTAAATTTTATATCAGAGACAGTTCCTCTATTATCAAAAAATTTTAACACATAAGTTAATTCACTTTTTAAATAATCTAATGTTTCTGCATCCATGGGCTCCCATATAAATTGATTTAGCCCGACACCCATTTCGGGGTCATGATCAACAGTTCCCTTTGGAGTGAATAAAATATCAATCCATGAATTAATTACAACATCTATTCCCTCTATTTTTTTGAAGTCTCCATAAGATGAAATAAAAGGGACATAATCAACAATAGTATTTGGTTGAATTATGTCCCTTCGAGCAAACCTATTCAATATATTTGCCATTATTTAAAAAGTCCTTCAACTATATTTTCTAAAGCCGCATTATTTTGTTCATCAAGCTTTTGTTTCCATTTTAAAAGGTTATAAAATCGTTGGACAGGCATATTCATTATATCACTATAAGGTTGTTTTAATATCTCCATGCAATAAAAAATACTTTCCTCTAAATTTTTTTTAAAGGCGGAGATTACGCTAACCTGTCCATATTTCTCGAAAAAATTGTGTCACTAAATCAATATTAACAATTTCTGAATGTCCACATTTAGGACATTCAACACCCATCTTCAATTCCACACAATATTTTTCAAAATTTTCTTTGTATGCTTCCATGATAATTCTTCTATCTTTTGGAGGCAATGATGAAAATGCTTCGATAATGTCTGTGCGCTCAACATATTCCACTTTTTGGTTCGCACTTTCATCATTTCCAGTCGCAGCTATATTTTCTACAAATTTAGCAATAATCATAGAATCATTAAAAATATTTGTATTTTCATCTGTCATAGATGGCCCGAATTTTTTAGCAATTTCATATTCATCTTTCAATGTGGGTTCTTTAATATAAGCTGTGACAGTATTTACAATTTCTAAGGGAACTTTTACAATTTTTTTTGTTAAGTCATCATCGCCAGGATATAAATTCATATGGAATGTATCTGACGCTTTAATTTTTACATCATATTTATTATCACAATTTGAGCAAGTTACTGAATATGCTCGCATGTCTCCATATGAAATATAATATAATCCATAAAGCAATGCGACTCTATCTGTCACAGTGACATTTTCAAGAAAATCATCGTAATTTTTAATTTTGTCAGGCGCAGAAACAATTGCATTATAAATACATCTATTCAAATGATCCATAATTTTTGTAGAAGAAAAAATACTTCCTTTTAATTTCTCTTCATCTGCAACTGTTAATGATTTGAGGGTGAAAGATTCCTTAGATTGGGGGCAAATTACTTCATATTCAGGAAATTTTGGAACGCTTTGAAAACCTATAAACATGTTGAATTCCTTTATTGTTTAAAAATTCTTGGTTCGTGGTTAAAATTAAATAACTGAAACTTTTTCAGTACTTCAATTTTTAAAATTTTAAGTAAATAGACTGCCCAGCAAATTTATGCCGGGCAGCCTATTTGGTTTATATATTATTTTTCTATTTAAATTTAAAGTGTTACTGTAAATTATAATTTAGCCATAGATTTATTAAGAGAAGCGATTTGCTTATCTATTTTCTTTTTACACTTATCCGGTTTTTTGGCTTTAGAACAAGCATTTTTAGTCTTTTTAAGAGCAGCAATCTCAGCTTTATATGCATTTTTCTTTGCGTCGGTAATGCACAGAGTTTTTTCCTTGCCTTCTTTGGTCTTACACTGCTTGGCAAATTTGCTAAAATTCCTTGCATATATCTTTGTTGCCGCATAAATCACAACAGCTGCAATTGCAGCAGCGCCAAGAATCATGCTCCCCTCTTTAAAATATTCACTATTTTTAAGCATATCAAAAGCTTCTGCTTTATTATTTAAAACCCATTTAATGTCTTTGATGAAATTGTGATATATTTTAACAGTATCATCAACAATCTGCCCCGGATGTTTAATCAAATCCCACACCGATGCAAAAAATGATTTTAGCAAAGCAATAAGAGCATCGAGTTTAGCTTCAAGTGTTTTAATTGTAGATTCCCAAAACCCAGCTTCGTGTTGATCTCCGATTCCGACAGCATGTTCAAATTTTTTAACCCCTGCCGCTATGTCGGCCTTGAGAACAGCGGATCCATCTTGTATCTCTTTATAAAATTCAGTTGCAAAACTTTTAATTGCGTCTGGAATCTTAGATGTCATAATAGTTTTAATTTCAGAACCATAATGAGACACGGCGTCTGAAATGCTTTTTAACACATCATTAATTTCTTTATGTATAGCGTTCATATCAAAGTCTTCTAACAAAATATTTTCTCTAGTATATGCAATGCTTTCATTTAAAACCCGTGTATATGATAAAGATTCAATCTTCTTTATCTCATTTAATTTTGAGATTTTGTCATAATCGTAATCAAAAGTCAATCCTAATAATTCATTCGCAATATTTTCTCCAAAATTCTTGGCAATAAAATTATAATTTGAACCAAACAATTTTGTTAAACCTGCGCCAATAAAAGATTCTGCAATACATTTATTATCAGGATTTCTTGCATCAATCGCAAAAGATTGAGCAATTTTTTGATCTTTCCCTTCCATAAGAAGAGACATGATTTCAGCCGCATTCGCTTTCTCAAGAATAAAATCGATCATTTTATTCTTATCGCTTTCATTGATATTTTTATTTTCTAAAATGCTATCTCTCAATGCTATTCTTGCGGATGCAATAAATAGCGCAGTATTTTTTACATTATTTGCATAATTCATTTATATGTTCCTCCTATTAAAATTTATAAAAAAATAATGTTATATTCAAACAAATTATATTAATCAAAAGAATCTTCATACATAGTTTCAGGAAAAATCTTATACCATTTCATACCTTCCTTAATTACAGTATCGCGGAAATAATCTGCTTTCTTTTCACAAAGTTCATATACCCATTTTTCTTCAATGATTCTATTTACATTAAATTCAATCTCAGGCTCAATTTTATCAATAGTTTCTATAGAAGAAGGATAAAGATCTTGAGGATCTTTTAAAGGATAAACTCCATCCCATGCTTCTGCTGTCTCGACATTATCAAGTTCTGGTGTCATTGTCCAATATAACATAGTAGCAGAATAATCGGAAAGCTTAAATGGTAACCCAGAAACTCCGACTCTATTATCTCTGATCATTTTTACCCAATGGTGTATAATTTTTCGGACAGGCGTTCCTTGCATTTCTAAAAATTTTAAAGTTACAGAAGTCCCATATTCTACGCTTCCGGGAGTTGCCCATTTAATTCCTCCAAGCCCGGTATATTCAACTTTATTTACCGTCCCACCTGCCGGGGTGACGCCAGTGCATAGAGATGACAATATTCTATGGGGGTCACGTATGTCCTGTTGTATGTATAAATATTTTTTTAAGCCCTCTGGAAATATTGTAAACCATATAAAAAACGTCCCAGAAGTGTACGGATCAGCAGAAACAACCTTAGTTCCACCAAAATGTCTGGTAGTGAGCTGGTCTCTAATAACATTGAATTTATTAGCCATTTTTAAATCCCCTTATTAAGTAAAGTTTTTATCTTTTGTTTAATATTTCTAATATTTAAATTTTTTGTAAAATTTAAAGCCCTATCGTCTATATAAACCAACGCTGGTAATTTTTCTGATGTGATATAATCATAAGGTATATCATATTTTTTAAGCCATATTTTCATATCATTTATTAATTCTTCACTCGTTGGATTTTGATTCCCGTTTTCAGATGCCCTTGATGTAAAAATAACAATTTCGAACCCATCATTTTTTAAATCTTTTATCAATTCAATCGCAACAGGAATTGGTCCATTTATCAATTTTCCATCATTCCAGCCATCGTAATCATATATGACACCATCAAAATCTATCATTATTCTATTTTTGATGTCATCAACATTTGATGGCGAATTATATTCCTGATCAATTAATATTTTTCTTTTTGGCTTTTTTATTTTTTGTACCGTGTCAATTCCAAAAAAAGATTCATTTTTCAAAATTTCTTCTATTTTGGAATTTATTTTTTCAGATAAATCCATATAAATTCCTTCATGAAAAGGGGAGAAAGAATATTCTTTCTCCCCTTTTCAAAACATAGGATTATTCCACAAAGAATGTGAGGTTAATTTGTTCCACGGCACGCATCGGTTTCAATGTTACATTGATATGAAATTTCTTGGTCTTGATTTCATATTCAGACGCCCCAACATCTACTCCGAAGGAATATAAACCTCTATCTTCTTGAATTGTTCTTAGAAAATCTTTGATTTCTAAGGAAACCTGCGACCAAGTTTCTTCATCATTAGATTTAAAAATATATCCTCTGGCATACCGTTTTAACGCCTCACTGACCCACAACACCAATCTTGAAATATTTAAATCCTGCATCGGGCCGGGGCGAAGTTGTGAAGTTAAATTTCCCCAAGGCATAAAACCTTCTCTAAAGTGAACGATTGGATTCAGTTGTTTCAAATATAAATCCGAAATATCAACACGATTGGGTTCATACCGTAATTCTTTAATTGTTGCTATTGTAAAGTCAACCCCCGCAACGGCATTCCAAATTTCATTTAAAGAATCATTTTGAGGAATCAGAGAGCTCATATGATAAACCGGAGAAATCCATAATGTTCTATTCGTAAATGGATCATCAATCTTAGAATAGCCCTCGAAAATACAAACATGATAATCATTCCACTTATGATTATTCGCCCGATTAGTTTTAGCAGTTTCTGCGGAATAATTATCGCCATTATCGGTAATTAATATACAATTTTCCCTTGCTTTTGCAAGATTGACCATCTCGTTTTTAACATCATCTGAATACCCCGGATCATAAATTTCAGTAAAATAAATAAATTCTGTATTTTTAACAGAATCAACATAAGGGGTTCCAGTATTATGAAAATCATTAGGATCAAAAAGCAAGCCGCTAAATGCATTCTTCAATACTAAATCTGCTTCGGTTATTTGGAAAACTCCGCCACTGACTAAACTGCCTTCAGAACCTTTCTTAAGGTTTACATAACTCCCAGAAAGATCCGAAAAGGCCCATGATAAATTATAAGGAGTCTTATGAATTTCATAAGTAATTTCGTCTGAGAGAAAATCAAAGGTGACAGGATCCGTAGGATTATCAAAATTTTTAACACCTGCGGTCCCCAAAGTGTCATCCGTATAAATTTTAATTTGGGTGTCATTACTTCCGGATTCCGTACTAGTATTCAGATATCCATAAACAGAATTGCCTTTCCCGTCCATTAAAATGATAGAATAACCACCGGTAGTCCATTCAGAGAAATCTTGCCTATCATCCGTCAAAATATAAGTTCCTGAATCTAAAGAAACAGTGCCTATATTTCTATCATAAGATCTAATAATAAGATCATAAGCAGGGGACATATCCCCATCACTTTCTCCTTGGGTAGGATTCAGTGTCATATAAGCTCTTATAATATCAGAATAATTTTCTAAAACGTCCACAATATAAAGGGAATTTCCATTCATATCTTTTGCATCGGGTTTAAATGAAATTTCAAAACTTTCTACAATTTGGTCTCTTGCCTGACCAGAAAATCCTTCAATTCTTTCATGAATATCCAAAATAAATACATCCCTGGAAACCGGATTCGAAGATTGTGTAATCTGGAAAGAATATTTATTGTAATATTCTCCACGGCCTTTTGCGGCAATAACACAAAGAGGATATTCAGAACCATTTAATTCAAGTTCTTGTTTTAATTGCTTTTTGTTTGTCGCATTGTCATATTTAAAACTCAATTCTTTAGTGCTATCATCATATACAAGAATTGCCAAAGCATATTGAGCATCTTCCGACAAACAACGCATTGCATAAAACGCACCCGATTGTTCAAGAAAATTATATCCAATATATTTTCCAAGAGAATAAGGAAGAGGATATTCTGAAGAATTCGGCTCTCCAAATTCTTTAATAAACTCCTCCTGTGAAGTAAAATACTTCAAAACATTATCTTCCCCTTTGGGGGCAAACAAACATGTCATACCAATACTGGAAGGCACAGTCTGAACATATGATGTTAATTGTTTAATGGCGACATTTACGCCTGGCCCTGCGAAACTTTTACTCATTTTTATTTCTCCTCAAATTTGGTATTTCTTTTATTATTTGTTAAAAAATTATCGTTAAAAATTTTAAATTCCTTAACTCATTTCTCCTCAAATTTGGTATTTCTTTTATTATTTGTTAAAAAATTATCGTTAAAGATCTTAAATTCCTTAACTCATTTCTTTTATTATTTGTTAAAAAAATAAATACCAGATAAAAGTTATGCTTCTTGTGCTATCTTTTGGAGTGTCTGGAAATGTTATCCGAGCATAAAGATAAAACTGTGAACCGTTACTAACATATAATCCAGCTTCGTTTATTATTCCATCCGGGTCATTTGCTTCATTTTGTTCTAATCTTAGGCTCACCGATTTAATTAAATTTCTATTATTATTTGCACTGTCTGGATTTGTAGAAATATCTGAAGGACTAAATGCTTTCTTTTTTCCGCCATCTGGATATGAACTGTGGATTATAATCGGATCTGCAAGATCTACATCCTCATTTGTAGGAGATACAACAGAACCTCCGCTTGTTCCTCCTTTTCCAACTCCAAAATGAGTAACTGCCATATGACCTGTGGAATCAAAAACCATGTCTGCTATTTTTTCTCTTCCCTCATAAACCACTAAATTATTTATTTCATGAATTTTTTTGCCATTTGAAAAGATCTCTACGTAATTTTTGCGTTCTTTTTCATTCATAGATTTTTTAAGCATAAACATAATATTTATGCCGTCCTCCTATTTGGGTTATTTAGGGTTTAAAAATAAATGATTCAGAATTTTCAATTTATAAAATTTATTTTTCATTTGATTTCGAAAAGGGATTTTCATTATCTTTTTGAGTTGTTTTTATTATAATTTCACTTGACTTGTTTTCATTTGGAATCCCTCTTTTCATTGAAGATGCAAAATTAGAAGAATCCATTATTTTAATTATTGTATGAGAATGCGACCTCTTGCCTGGCCTAATATCAGAGTTCATAAATTCTCCTTTCTTTTATATTTGTTAAAATTATATTTTCGCAATATTATGAATAATCTTAAATTGCAATTATCAAAGCCACAATCAAACCAAAAATAATTCCGGTTTGAGATATTTTATTTATTCTTTCATCCATTTGATGATCATATCTTTCTTGCCTATATGCATTTTCTGAATTAGCCCACAACTCCCTATAATATTTTATTTTTTGTACATCAAGCATTATATATTCTTTTAATGCATTATTTTTATTTATCTCGACGTTAATTAATTTTGCCTGTTCTTTAGCAATATTTTTATAAGTTTTTGTTAATATTAATAATTGAGCAATTTTATTATATTCTTTTGGAGTCATTGCTACATATTTGGCTTCATTTATATCACACAATTTATAATTTTCATCTAAGAAAAATGTTTTTAATTTAGATGGCTTTTGAATATTATCTAAATTCAATACATATGGTTTTTCTTTTTTAAAAGAAATACCATCATTTATTACAAATGGTTTAAATTCTTTGGGGGCACATCCAAATAAAAATAAAATAACAGAAAAAAATACAATAAACTTTTTCATGATAATATTCCTTTTCATTTCCCTTTTTAATATTCTTTAAGAAATATTTCAACAACATCGAATGCCGCAGTATTAAAATCAAATGTAAGATTTGAATTTACATCTAAAGTTTCTGGAAATCCAGATCTTTGAACATGTCTCACAGTAATTTTGTCAGCATCGCTTATCCCAAGTTGTTCTCCATAATTTTGTAAATCCATATCAGATGATGTATAAGTTTCATTTACTATAGTTGGTTGAATTCCATCAGGAAGACCTGGCCATCGTTCATCATAAAGACTTTTATAATCTATTATAGTTACGTCTTCACTTGTCCATCCAGCCCCTTTGTCATATAAGCCTGGGCAATCATAATGCTCCCCCCCTTGTATATCCCATAACACATTTCCCGCAGGGTATTCCATGCGGCATCTCTCTTGTCCAGCATGCAATAAATCCACAATATAAGCTTTTATGCTAAATTTATTAACGAAACTGCTATCATGATCTTCCTTGTTGAAAAAATGGCTATCGAATAATCTTTCATTCAAAGATATATATGATTTTAAAATCGCCTGAGTATGATATGGCTTAAAAAAATTAATTATATTATAAAAATCATCTCCAAATATATCGAAATCTTTACTAATATAATTTAAAAGATTTGGTAAATAATTAAAAAAGTCTGAATTAATGTCTGTTAAAAATGTATCGAATAAATCATTAATATTTCTTAATAATTTAAAAACATTTTCTTTTAATTTTTTTTCATCTTGATTGCCTAAAACATTATCTAAAGCAGTTTTAAGATCTGAAAATTTATTTTCCAAACAATGATCAAAAGAATCTTCATTAAGCATTTCATAAATATGTTGGCCATTTACCCAAACATATTTATCTTCAAATTCATTAATATCACTTTTTGTTGGATTTTGTTTATCTAATCTATTTTTAAAATCTATAAATATAGTGTAAAAATCATTTGGGCTTGCATTTGGATCTGTTTGATATTTTGGATAATATGATAAAATACGATGTGGATTTTGCACATTAAAATGAACGTTAAAATATTTTTCTAGAATATAAATATAACTTAAATATAATTCCAAGACAGAAACATTAGAATCATAAGTTATTACATCAGAGCTGAAATTATATTTTCGATCATTCTCAAAAGAAGTAGGATCATTATCATTATAATGATCTATTTCTAGTCTAATTTCTAAATCTAAAATTAAAAAATATGCTTTTAAATTTGAAACTGAAAATGCTGAATTTACACCAATATATTTTGTTTTAACTGGGAGTGATATCTTATTGTTTTCCAAAAGATTTATTATATTATCTTTTGTTACGAGCCATTGAGGGTCATTATTTACAATTGCGTTAAAATTAAAAGAAATCGTGTCCGTCGAATCAAAAGCATTATAACCAACTAAAATTAAATCACTTCCAGTATAATCCAACCAAAATTCATATATTTTTATATCGAAATGTAGAAAATTAAATATCTGTTTTAATGCGCCAGGAGTTCCTTTAATTTTATATAATTCAACCAAATCTTTATAAAGATTTATTAAATCTTCTCTTGTGGCAAAAATTGATAAAAAACCAAACCCCATTGATTTTAATTTTTCAATTATATCTTCATATCTAAATGCATTTACGTCTGCAATTGAATTTTTTCTGTTCTCTAAAATAACTTTATTTGAAGCATACCAATCTACAAAGAAATTTTTTAATCTTTTATAATCATCTGTATTTTTTGAAATTCTATCTATTGTTTTCATAAAAAACAATAGAGATTTACTTCTTTGATCAACAATAATGGGCCGTAAAAAACTTTCTATATCATAATCTGGCAAATTTATACTTGAATTGGGGTTTTCTAACGCATTGGTTCCGCCAATAGGATGATCACCAAGAAGTTTAAAAATATTTTCAAAATCTTTAAAAGGTTGAAAACCCATTTAAAATTCCTTTATAGCCTATGTGTCATAATAAAATTTTCAAAAATAACATTGATTAAATAAGTCTCATAAAAATATTCGAGAATTTCTCTAGGCGTATTTCCATTGTCTTTTGTGAATATAATTAAATTATCATATAAAGATTTATCATTATTTATCTTATAATCTAAATATATGTAAATCAAGACAAATAATTTATTATTTATTTCAGGAGGAGGAGATATCAATTCTGTATTATCTTTTTCATAATCTTTAAATGAAGATTGGTCTTGGTGATAATTTAAAATGATATCTCTATCAAATGTTATCCCATCCAATGTCGTATTTGCAGGATCCAATCTGTATTCTAATAATTTATCCAAAATTAAAATGTCATCTGATTCTATATTAAAAAGATTCATTCCAGAAGTGTTATTTGGAACCAAATCAAGATAAATCGTATCTGAAAATATCTTGCCTCTTGTTAAAAGGGTTTTATCCCATTGTGTTAAAACATCGTTTGGCTGATATAAATAATCATATGTGGTGGAATCATATGATTCATTAAAAAGGAGGGAAATCAATGATGTTTTATAATTTTCATTCCAATTTAATTCCGGGGAATATCTAATAAAATCTCTATTTAAAAAATTATTTTTAAATGTCTTATTAATCCAATATAAAAAATCAGGAACTATATAATGCATAAATAAACCCCTTTTTTATTTTGTTAAAATTATTGAAATGCTTTATTTTATAGATAAATAAGAGAGGGGAAGATAACAGCTTGATAAAATAAAACAGACTTCTCTTATTTATATATCGATAAGAGAAGTCCGTTTTATTTTTTATTTTATTTAGGGGTTTAATTAAATAAAAACATTGACATTTCTTTTCTTCAAAACATTTATCAAAGCATTGTCTTGCCCACCACTTTCATATGCCAATAATAATTGATATAATTCATCTTTGTTCATGCCCATTTTTCTTCCAAGTTCAATAAGCTTTTCAATTTCAGTCGTATCTTTGGCTCTGGAGATTTTAAATCCTTCCCTAATTGCCGCAATAGTAGAAATAACCGCAGTGTTTACGGTTCCCCAAACTTGGCCCGAAATATATCCTTTTATTAAAAGATATGTGGAAACGATTAATATTGAAAAAATAATCCAAACCTTAACTGAAATTAAAGTTTCCAATACTTTTTTACTGACGCTAATAATATAATCTTTATTAAAAGTATTTTTCTTTACCGGCACGGGTGTCGATGTCTTTTTCTTAGCCGGTCTTCCTCTTTTTTTTGTTGTTTTTTTTGCCATTTTTTTAATCCTTCAATATATCGATACATTAATATAACATTTTATTATATCTCATCATTTTAGATAATTCCAATGCTCGATGCCCAACTTGATCTGCCCATCGAGAATCAAGCATTTCATCTGCCGCTTTCCCATAATTTTCTTCTTTCAAAGCTCTTAACATATTTTTAAATTTCAACAATTTAGTTAACCCTAAATTAAATAACATATCGCATATGACCATTTTTCTGATTACTGATAAGTGATCCAAATCCAATTTTAAAAAATCTTCCTCGACTCTTTTAAAATCATATTCAAATATGTATTCCCAAATATAATCTGGCAAATATGAACCAAGAAGAAATGCGTGACCATATCCTCCAGTTAAGACACCAACCGTATCTTTATAAATTCTATCTCTATATCCTTCATGTCTTTTAATCATATCTTGACATAATTTTCGATTTTCTTCATAACTCATTTTTATTATCCTTTCTTATTCTTTTTCAGAGATATCTTTTTCGAGATCTTTCATATCTTTTTCTTTGAACCAATTATAAAAGAACCATCCAAATAATCTCACAGCTTTGAAAAATCTATTTGCTATTATTGAATATTCCTCATGTTTTAATGGAAGATGCTCAAAGGTCTCATTGACACAATTTATCATTTCTGAATAAAATAAAACGTCGGCTTCTAATCTGTCTCTTCTTTTTTCAGCTAAATATCTAAACGGAGACATCCAAAATCTCCAACTCGTAATTGAAGGGCCTTTGCCTCTATAATATCTGAAATCATGTTTTTTACAAAATTCTTCAAAAATATAATCTGGCGGCTTAACTAAAAATTTTTTATTTCCACAACCATTTGTAATTGCAGATTTTTGTTCATCTGTCAAATCATCATATTTTATTCTTTCATCTTCCATAATTATATCAACTCCTTTTAAGAATTAGAATAATCATTATAAACCAGTCTTAATTCTAAATTCCCAGTTGATACAGTTCCGTTGTTTTCATAATATAAATATAAATTATTTGTTTTTGGGTCATCTAAATTCTCAATAAAATAAGTTGAAAAACTATAATCAGAAACAAATTTATTTATATCGGTATAATTGAGAACTTCATGTAATGTATTGTGATACAATCCATTTTTATCAAAAATCTTAACTGTGTATTTATCTGAATTGCAAATCACAACAAGACCAATTAATTTAATCAAATCAGTTGTGTCTTCCATCTCCTCAATTTCTACCGTATATGATTTCATACGTTGCTCACGACTAGGGGCAAGCAAAGGAATCTCAATCAAACCTGAATTGTTTCCAGAATCCACTGAATTTGTATTTCTATAATCTATAATGATTATATTTGGAATAACATTAATAACTTTTTGTCGTATGAGTTCCATTTATCATTTCCTTTAATTTTTTAAAATTAATTAAAGATATGTTGCGGGCCAAGAAGCCTTATCTTCAATTCTTGTTTTTATATCCATAAATGTTTCAATAGTTTGAGCGGCTGTAATTTCATCCCAAAAACTTTTTGCAGTATTATATGTTCCAAGAAAAAAATCAGTTAACGCATTTGAAATTTCTTCAAATTCAGCATTTGTTAAATTTAAAAACCCATCCAGTGTCTGAAAAATATCACCATCATTTCTTTTTCCCGCTGCATAACGAGCGGCTTCTGAATTAAATTTATTCATTGCATCCTCTCGCGTATCAATAGGATGGTCATTCCAAACAATGCCGCAAGATTGAATCATTTTTTTAGTTTCTTCACAATGAACATACATATTATATCTTATTTCTTCTAAATTTTTTGGGACAATATTAAAATTCATTTTAATTACTTCATTTTCTGAATCAAAAACATAGTCAACTGAATTTATGATATGAAAAAATTCATCAATATCAGTTCCACTGCCATCAAGAGGATACCAACCCAAAGCTTTTAATTCAGCATCCGTTAATGAATCCAAATTATCATATTCCTCTTGTGTTTTGGGATCCACCCATGTTTCAGGCAAAGCTTTTGGTTTAATTAAAATAGTTTGTGTTTCACTATCATAATATCCATATGATGCGCGCCCTACTCCAACGCTATAATCATCTGAGCCCATCAAAGGAGCATCCGACACACTGTGTTTCATAGCTTCCATTTTTTTTGTATTTTTTTTAACAGATTTTCTGCTTTTTTTAGTTTTCTTTGTTTTTTCAGTTTCTTTAATCTTCGCTGTTTTTGAGGATTTTTTAGATACCATAATTCAATACCCCTTTGCTATTTTTGATATTTTTAATTTGTTAAAATTTTCTTTTAAGTCTTAATGTCTTAAAAAAGATAACATTATATTTCTTTTGTATCTCATTCTTTGCCCATTCAATATCCATAATGGATACGATATCTACAAAGCCAAAAAGATATATAATATATTCATCATTTAAAATATGTTGTGGAATATAAAAAATATCATTGGATGTTTTTTTAAAATCGGATTTTTTAAATAAAAATAAATCTTTCCATTTTGCTGTTTTTGAAATTGGATATTTTATTTTCCAATTTTTATCAAGCGATTCATTTTTTATGACAAAATATTCAGATGTTCTTTTATTGATGATAAAATAAATATCTTGTTCTTCTTCTTTAATAATATTCCTTTCATTTGCCATATGTGTTTCTATATTTTTTTGAATATCATTACCAAATTCTTTATATTTCTCAGTTCCCCAAAAGACATCGAATCTTGGTTCATTTATTTTAATAAATTCAAATAAACAATATTCTGGAGTATATCCTTTATAATTTTGAAATTTTAAAAAATATTCCGGAGTAAATAATAATTTTATATTATCTGTATATATTGATCTTTCGTATGCTCCATTCAATTGAGAGGCAGTCATATTATATTTTTTCAATTCCACTTTTTCATTCATAAATTTATGACATGGAGAAGAATTGAATAAACATTTATCCATTGTGCATGGAACTATTTTCTTTGTATTCAAGAAAACAGGAACATAACACCTGTCAATCTCTTTAAGATTTTGTTCAATATTAAATTTTAAAAATTCCTCCTTGCTTTCAAAACCTAAATTTAACAAATCCCCTTTTAATACAAAATCATCAGATGGAGACGCTTGGCCTTTTATTCTAGTTATATTATTATATTTATTGATTAAATGTCTGCCTTTTATCAAAGTTTCGATATTCGTCATCATAAATATCCTTTTTTCCAAATTTTAAATTAAATCCAATTATTTTTATCTTCAATTTCAATAATAATATGTTTTAATTCGTCAATCGTTTCTGATTTCTTAATTTCATTCCAAAAATCTGAATAAACTCTATAAATATGTTGAAAATAATTTCTTATATTCTCCCATAATTCAATTATTTCATCGCTTGATAAATACATAGGGATAGAATTAATTATTAATAGATTGTTTTCCCCATTTTTTATATTATTTTTTATTGCAATATATTCCATATTTAATTTGGTAAGAAAATCAGAATCTAAAAGTACGACAATATTCTTTTTCCCCCATTTATAACCCAAATTTTGAATTGTTTTTAATGTCTCATCAAGTTTATCGAAAATATTTTCTTTTATATCTGATATTGATTTTTCTTTTCTTATATAATCTCTTGTCACAATATCTTTTTCTGAATCATAATACCAATCTGTTTTTTCTAATATTTCAAAATATGAATTATACTCTATGGGTTCATCTATGACTTCTTTCCAGCCAAGTTTAAATATTTTTTTAAGAGGGAGGTTATCAAATCCAGAATATGTTTTTCCTGTCTCTGGCTCTGTCCAGACTTTTGGAGCCATCTGAGGGTTTTCCATTATCACACCATTTTTAACATAAGCTATCATTTCTCATCACCTTTCTGATAATAAAATTAATTATTATTCTGATTATTCATATAATTCAAACCAATCAAAGTTCCTTCCCATGTATTTCCGCCATCAATTGTCATAAAAGAAACAATATCAGTTCCATTAATAGATAAACTCGGGGGATTGCCATTCACCCAATTTATTTGATTATCCCATGCAATCCCATGAGATCCTCCATTTATAATATAAAAAATAACCTCATATGGAATTCCATTTAAATAATTTGATGTGGCAGGTTTTATATGCATATCATGATTAACAATGATTTTATAGTGGGAATATTTTGTGGGATCAAAAAGATAAGTTTCTGTGTTTATATCAGATATTCCATAATCTTTTAATCTGTTATTTTGTAATTGCCAATCATTATTTATGAATAAAAATATAGAATAAATATCTGATAGAATTAATATATGACCTTCATCCGGGGCGATTTCATCCCATGAATATCCATTATATTCATAAATATAATTTTTTCTCCATTTTACATCATCCAATTCACCATCGTCAGTGGAAATATATCTATCGCCTTCAATTAATTCAGGAGAACCAGAATTTGGGTTATAGAAATTCTTAACCTGAATGAAAGATTTTTGAGTAATATTATCAATTCTGTTTTGCGTGTATAATAAATCAAACCCAATATCAAATAAATGTGATCTCGGCACTTTTCTATTTAAATTCATAGAAATTTCCTATAGATTTTTTAATGAATTGTTTAAGTCCTAGATATATCTAATCCAACAACATAACATTCAACATGCGCCCCATCTTCACAATAAAAAAATAATCTATCTGTCTTTCCGCCGGTAGATAATGAAGGAGGGCTACCTTGAGGAAAAAAAATATTTGGGTCCCATGTTATCGCGTAATCCCCACCCCCAGTCAATTCAATAGTGACTCTTCCAATATTTCCGGCAGAAGGCAATTCTCCAATAATGACTTCTATATTCGATTCTATTGTATATTTTAATCCAACTTTAGATGTTAAATTCAATACAATTGAATCTACAACACCTAAATTGGAAAATAAATAATCAGGAACTACATCTCCAGTTATTTTTCTGCCAAAAGGAATTAATCTGTTCATAATTATGCTCTCTTGTTTTTATATTTGTTAAATGTTGTTTTTTGTAATCTTTTATATAATCCAGGATATTCATTCATATTTGAATTTAATTTTTCTATACTTTCCAGCCCATCCGCTTCTGAATAAGGTAATATACAATTTTTATTTTTATAAATTGAATAATTAAATTCTCTGCAACTCCTAAATAATTTAGGTTTCCCAATTTTATTGGTCATATTTAAAAATAAATCTGATAGTTTTTCATTTTTAACATTCCCAAAACTAATGGGGAGAAAATCACATGGCATTAATTCTCCAGTTTCAGATATATAAGAAATTTGAATTCCTGCTCCGCACCCCATATTATCTTTACTTTCATGGCATGAATAAAAAGATATCTTTGGCATAAATAATCTTCTGTTTGCCTTCTTCTGAATTTCTATTAATCTTTCTCTGTCTTCATTATTATATAAAATATCATCTAAATTATTTTTTGAATAATATAAAGAACCCATAGGAATAGGCTCTAAAATTTTGATTTCATCTGCGCCATAATTTCTTAGAAATTTAAATAACGGGAATAATTTTTTCTCATCTATATATTCTTTTCCAATAACAAGTTGGGCATTTACATATAAACCTGCTTGGTTTGAAGAATAAATGGCCATTAAAGATCTATTGAAATCTTTTTTATTTTTAATAGAATTGCTTCCAGGAGTGAATAAATCCATTCCGACTTCGACTGAAAACAAACCTGCATCTTTTAATGCAGACGCCATATTCACATCGAGTTTATGCCCAGAAGTCCTTAAATTTATTGTAATATCATCATTAATATATTCAATTAATTCCAATAAATCTTTTCTTAAAAGAGGTTCCCCGCCCGTAATGCTAATAATAGACACACCTATTTCATTTAATTCATCAAAAATTTTTTTCCATTCATCTGTTGTTAATTCTTCTCCACTTGATCTTTCTCTGGCAGAACAAAAATCACATTTATTTACACATTTTCTTGTAAGACAAACGCTCATCATCGTAGGAGCTTTTCTAATTCCATGAATCTGTTGTAAAAACATTTTATCTTTATCTTGAACAGATTCAATCATTTTAATCATCGATTCCGATGGAATTGGAGGAAACCATGGATTCGTTAAATATTTATCTTCATGTTTTCTGATAGTTTCGTCTCTAATCAAATAAAATAATAATCTTATATAATTTCTAAATGTAAAAGATTTGTCATTCTTTTTATATAATTTATAAATTCTTTTCAAAAAAGAAAGAAATTTAATGTCAACTGACATTCTCATGAACATTAAAATATTATTTGGAGTAAACATTCATTATTTTCCTATTTTACCATAAAACACTCATACATGAAATTGTAAAACCAGAACCCATTGATAATATTCCAATATGATTATTATCTAAAGTAAGTCCCTTATCTGCAAGATATAGAGAGATTGGCCATGAAGCAGGACCTACATTTCCCAGCAATGGATAAGTGAAATATAATTTATAATATGGAATCCCGGTCACATTTGATAAAACGTTTGAATGTGTATCCGAAACCTGATGAGGAATAAATAAATCAACATCATCAACTGACCAATTGGGAATGACTTTTTGAGAATATTCTTTCATTTCTTTAAGAACACCAACTCCTTCTTTAATCATATCTCTTGCTTTAACTCTTAATTCGCTCCTGTCTAAATCTCCAACGCATAATTTCCATGCATGGGAATCTGTTAAAAATGCTGAGCCATTTATAATATGGCCTGTTCTTGAATTTTCTGCATCTGTTAAAAGCATCGAAACAGAACCAGAACCCAATGTCAAAGCGGCCAATGACAATTCAAGTTTATCCATATTTGCATCTTCTTTACATAATTTATCGGCAGTTTTTAATAAAATATCTCTTGAAGATTCTCCGGCTACAATCAATCCATATTTTATGGAATTGGTTTTTATCATATTTTCAATTACATTTACAGCAACTGTAAATCCCATACAAGCATTTGAAATATCAAATGACATACATTTATGATTCAATCCTAAATTATCATGCAAAACAATTGCCAAAGCCGGTTCTCCAAAATCCAATGAAACAGAACAATTAATAATGCATCCAATTTCATTTTTATCAACACCGGATTCTTCAATGCATTTTTTTGCAGACAACGTAGCTATATCAGATATTGATTTTCCAGGCTCCCATACTCTTCTTTCTTTAACTCCAGTTAAAGTTTCTAAAAACCCTTCTTCAAAACCAAATTTTTTAATAAATCCAGCCTCCAATTCTTTTGAAGTTAAAACTTCAGGGGCTTCAACATAAGAAATGTGTTCAATAGCAACTTTTTTCATATTGTAATATCCTTTCTTATTTTATATTATTGTCATAACATCTTTCTTTATAATTATTATCATCTTTTTCTCTGATGACTTTTGATTCAAAATCTTTTAAAATTTGATATGTGTATTTATCGCTGACTGTATATGGAACTCCAACCGCCCAATCTCCTTCTTCCCATTCTAAAATAGAATCTGGCATTGCGGCAACCACTTCTTTTCTTAATTTATCATATGCCAAACCTTCTCCAGATAATGGAAAAGAGGCATAACATGGCATTGGGGCTAATGCAATATGTTCACGAACTTCAGGGTCTTCATAATATTTTATAGTGACTGCAATATCATAATGCGGAAATTTTTCAGGCAAATATTTAAATAATGGAGATTCAAAAAATCTTTTATCTTCAAATAAACTTTCAAAAAAAGCGAGTGACCACTCGCTATTGCGTATCTGCACTCATTCGGTTGCCAATTGTTTAAACGGCTCTTTCATCATTTTTGCTTTTATTGGCCCTCCTTTATATTTCGATTCAAAAACGAATGGAATATATAAAGGATTTGTCCACCACGATTGAAATATTATATCAATCCCATCTTTCATTCTTAATTTAACTTTATCTTCAATCGAAACATTAAAATTTGTAACGATATTTCTTTGGCCAGTATTCACAATGATATCATATTTTTTATATTTTTTATTTCTTAAAACATTTAAAATTATTTCTGCTTGTCTCCAACTTTCATCAATATCTTTTCTCAATGGGTTATCTTCCATATACCAATCATAACCTCTAAAAGAAATATATTCTTCTCTATTTTTTTTAATCAAATTATTTAAATGAACATAAGAATATGGATTGAATTTGGATGTGGCTATAATTTTCAATATATTATTTCTCCGTTTATAATGAAAATGAAATTAAATGCTGCAAATGAAGAAAAAACAAATACGCAATAATCAGATATTTCATCTATTTTTTCTAATGTTTTTAAATCAATCAATGAGAAATGATAATCTGGCAACATATTTGCATTCGCAACTTTATAAAATTCACTAAATTTTGTTTCACCCTGTTTTAATAAATCATAAACTTTTTTTCTTATAAATGTATAAAATGCAGGGCCAGATCTATTTAATACATTTCCATCTTCATCTTTATAAAATACCCAATGACAATCATCAATTAATGATTCAAAAGTTCTTTTTGGATAATTTTTATATTTATTTGAAAAACATTTATTATGCAATAAAGTTTGTAATACCATTTTGGGTCCGACAATATCTGTTAAATTTGTTTTTCTTTTAACATCGTTCATGGTTGCATGAATAAATAACGTCTCTATTGCTATTCTCGAAGATAAGTTTAATCTTCTGCATTCATCCCTAATGATTGGATAATCTTCTTTTATTTTTTTATTCAATTTAAATAAATAATTTTCATCCGGCAATTTATTGATGATAAAATAATCTATATCCGGATTTCTATTTCCAGACATTTTAACATCCATATAAGTCGGACGACCGGGATATTCAGTGTCATAAACAACAAAAGAAATATATTCAAATAATTCATTATATTCAACAATAACAACATCAGATATTTTTCTCATTTCTTTTATAATATTTCTATGTGCTTTTTGTAATGGGCCTTGAACACATAATCTAAAAATTTTTTTATCTGTATTTTTTAAATCATCATATAAAATTTTTAAATCATTTTTATTTTCAATAATTTTACAGAGAGATTCCATCTTTAGCCTTTCTATATTCCATCTTTTTCATATGTTCAGCAACTAAATATTGAAGTTCACAATATTTATTTTTAGAATTTGCATAAGGGCATCCGCCTTTGCATAAATCATAATGTTTGCAAGAATAACATTTATCAGGCAATTTATATTCACATTTGATTTTTTCTTGAAAATCATCATCAAAAATATGTGCAACTGCTTTTTCCATCATACACCGTCTGATATTTCCCTTCAAATCTATAAAAAAATAATCCTTCCCATAACCACAATAATTATCAGTTTTATATTTCATTCTGTGCATAAGATTGAATGGATAATTATATTCACTATATCTGAAATCAGAATTTTCTAATCTCGTATAAACTCTATCTGCACATTCAACCATTTCTTTAATATCAGTATATTTACATTCGGGCTCGAATAAATGGCACAATCTCAATGGGAATTTATATTCAATAACTTTATCTACAATTTCATCCATTCTTCTCATATTATATTCTGTCATTATCACATTATATAAAAATATATTTTTTCTTTGAACTTTCAAACCTATTTGCATAATATCTTCAATAGGATCTTCATTTAAACTCAACATACATAAACCACCGAGTTTATTATATTCTTTAACAATATCCAAATTTGCAGTCTGACAAAGATCGGTCACAAGTAATGTTTGAACACCTTTAAAAACAGATTTAATTTTTTCTGTGACATATAAAACTTTTTCTGTGCCAAAAGGATCACCGCCAGTTAAAGTAAATTTAACTCTTTTAAAATTCCCTTCGTCATAAACTTTTTTCATTCTTTCAATAATAAAATCTGCCATTTCTTCTGTAATAACTTCATCATTTCTTTCATCAGATAAACAATACCAACAATCTTTCGTACATTTATTAGTGATTTTAATTCTGACTTTCAGACTCGCCACAATAATCTCCTTTCAATAATTTCTGTACGTTAAAATAATATTGATTTTTATAAATATTTATACGAAAAGAGCGAAAACTTCAAGAATTTTTTTATTTTTACAATAAAAAAAGAGTGGATGCGGCTTTATTTACTCCTTTAGTAATGGATATTTCAACCCATGCCTGACCAATATCATTATGAGCATTATCATTTATGGGATAATTTTTATCAGAAGTTGTCCAATAATATCCATATGATAAATACCATTCTAAATTAGCCACATCATCTGGTGTGAAAGGTTCTCCGGGGCTTTTTTCTGTGAATGTAGATGTATAGATAAGATAATTTGAATCACTTGCAAAATGTTGTTGAGTAAAATTCTGTCTTGGGTTGCCTAAACGAATTCCTAAATTAAAATAATTACCATCACCACTTGGCGTGACTGATGCCCCTGTTGATTGATTAATTCCACTTGAAACTTGAGCATATGATTTAATATAATTTACCGTATCGAATGGCCCAATCACAACAGGAGTTAAGGCAACTGAAATTTCAACCGACGTATCAGTCACTGCCCAAGAAGAATGTCCTCCATTTACTGTATAGTTTTGTGTATCAGGAACTGCTTCATTTAAAACTGTCTTCCAAAAAGGTTCTTCCGGATAATGAAAAAATCCTCTATCAGGATTCGTCAAATAAGGATCTGGGACGCTTCCAGGACCAATAGGTCTAAGGACTTGGATAATTTCAGCCATTCATTAAATCCTCTCTCACGTTGTTTGCGAACAAAACAAATTTTTTTATTCTATCCATCCCCCAATAAACATCAAATCTAGGTTCTTTAATTTTAAGAACAGAACCTAAACAACGTGGGGGCATATCTGTTGATGGGGAAACAAAATGACAACCTATACAAAATAAAGGATGGGGAATTAAAAGATCTTCTGTAACTCCATTAACTGCTTCGGCATATTGTTTATATTCAGCCACCATTTGGGATTTATCATGAGGCAAAACATAAAGAATTCCCCATTCTCTATTATAACAAGCTACATTTTGATCATTAAAAACACAAGGAACAATATTTCTCTTTGTGCATCCATCTCCATTATAACAAAAATCTTCGGGATGAGGGGTTGTTGAATAAATATCTCTGACGGGTCTTATTCGGAAACAATTGTCATATTCCAATAAATTCATTGCTTCATTGAAAAATTGAAATTGTTGATATATTAAAAATCCTCCTCTTTTTGCCAATTCAAAAAGCATATCTTCCATATATGAAGATTTTTCAGGATTATTATTTATTTTTCCACTATATTTATTTACAATATTCCGACAGTCAATTAATTTTTGAATGTTTTCATCGTTTAATTCTATGCTCATTTTTAAACATTCCAAGGATTTAGATTTATAGTGTTATTTTCTATTTGTTCTCTTAATGTTTTTGTATCGCCTGTGTTAAGCATATCCGTAGCAATTTGAGATTCTAAATTATATGAATCTTGAATTTTTCTGAAAACAAATTCCGCCATTGCAATTAAATCATTATTTGGCAAGGGCAAAGAAATAATAGAATTATTATCTAAATTGATAAATTTCCATGTATCCGTGTCTTTTCTTATTCCATTCGATGCCGCAACATAAGATGAATTCAATGCATTTATGCTATCTTTATCTGTTAATATTTTTAAATTCATATTCATATATGAATATTCAACTCCGCTTGAAATATGTTTCATTCTATTTTCTTCTAAAATTTTAAAATTCAATGTCAAAGCTTTTGAAAATTCGTGCTCAACTTTAACATAATCTCTTTTGAGAATATTATTCTCTAATCTCCATGAAGAAAAAACAACAGATTCAAAATTTGGATCATAAGATGGATTTAAAGAATCTTCATCAACAATGTACCAATCATATTTGTTTAATTCATTTAAACCACTTTTCAAAAGCTTATTAAATCCAGTTATTGTTTTCCCATCTGGAGTTTTCCAAATTGTCGGCAATTCTTCAACAATGTCCCCAACAATTTCTCCGTTTGTGAAATTTGCATAATGTGTCATATATTATCCATCCATATCGTTTTTAAGAATTAAACATGCTTTTGATATTTCTCCAATCAATATATTCAGTCAATGGGCAATTTTCTTTAAAATCCCAAGAAGTCATCAATCTTTCATCTTCAGTTGTGACGTTTAATAAAATATTTTTTATTGAATCATAATAATCCAAACAAATATCAATCCAATCCAAAACTTTTTGACATTCGGCAATAATATCAGTTCTTGATAAATTCAAAGCTTTGGTTGCATATCCAGTTATGGTTGCTTGAATTCCTTCATCATAATATTGATAAATATAATTTTTAAGATCATAATTCAAACAATTCAATGTTATATTTTTCCAATATTCAAAATTTCCTATGGAATTATTTGATCTATCTTCATAAACACTATACGTATATAAAGTTTGAGTATATTCAACAGGGACTGGATCCGCATTTGGATCATCTGTATTATTTTCCATAAATGTTTGAGTATCTGTAAAAGTTTTACAATTATATGGCATAAGAATTTTATTATATATTTTTTTAATCTTTGGTTTTATTGCAGAAGTTGCTCTCATCATTATTTCCTTATTTTTTAATCATTATATGCGGCTAATCTAACAATATATGCAGAAGATGATGAAGGCCACATACTTTGGTCTTTCAACCCACTTTCATGAAATTTAAACATATTTGACAATCCTCTTAATGTGGTATACCAATAAGATTGAGAAGCAGAAGAAGAATTATTGCCATTAACTGCATAATAACTGGTCTTCAAATATGTTAAATCATCTGCACCATTATCAACTTCAGAGACTGCAAAAATATTATAAATGCTAGTGCATCTAATATTTTTAATATAATGCCACCCTTGAGCAACACTTGGATCATTTTCAATCCAAAAATAATTTGTGGGGGGGCTTCCACTGGTTGCGTATGTAAAATATCTATGATTCAAACAGATGCATAAATTTTTATAGTATGCTGAATTATGATAATGCAATTTTTCCAATGTCCCATCCGGAACCAACCATTTATTTCCAAACAATGCTTCAAATCCAAACATGCATGCAAGTTTATTTCCATTTGGCGTGTTTACTAATCCTTTTCCAATTCCCAATTTCATAAATTCTTTGCATCCAGTTTTATCAGTCCCATTGCTTTCATCATATGGATAAACTTCAAATGCATTCCAAGTTTTATCAGCCGTTAAAGATAAAATTTGAAGCATTTGCCATATAGCAAAATGCATTCCAAAAAAGTTTTTTCCTGTGGATTTAGCTCTACTTCTAAGTTGAGGCGTATTAAAACTTGTCATTGGAGTCGCATTTGTTCGGCTAAACAGAGATGTATTATCTGTTGACGCTCTCACAGCAGAAACATAAACTTTATCATGTATTACATTATGAGCTTCATCACCAAAAGCAATTTGCCTTTGAGCATCAATTCCATTATAATTAAATGGATATTGAGAAATTAATATAATATGCCAATTATTTGCTGTTTCTGTGGTTGCCAAAACATAAAATTTTGGAACCTCTATCATAAATTCACCGTCCAAACCTTCCGTATTTGAACCCATTTCCCATTCATCTCCGCTTTCAAAAATATCTGCATCCAAAAGTAAATTTCCATCAGTAACAGCTTCTACTCTGGCAATTTCATCTTTTGTAATATTATAAACCCAATCCCCAACCCTTGCTATATTATTTGTGGCAAAAGGAGTTGTTGAATCAACTAAATGAGATGATTCGGTCCCGTCACAGACCCCTGTATGTATTGGAGCTTCTCTTCTTGCAAAATTATCATTTCTTAAATAATAATTTACAGAATTTTCAAAATCAATTTTATTATATAAATCATCCATTTCAGAGCTATCGATAATTTTATCGAATGCATATACCAAAGCTATTTCACCAATAAATTGATTTGAAGATAAATCAGAAGCTTTGATTCCTAAAATATTTGATCCCGTTGCTGATGCCAAAGCTGTTGTTTGATTATAAATATTAGATTTATTTAAATAAATATTAAAATCTGGTGCAGAATTATCATATGTGATTATTAAATTATATGGTGTATTTGTTGTTATTGAAGTCAAAGGAAACCAACTTGAGCCATCATAAAAATCAACTGTTCCGGTTCCCGTATGATTTAAAGCAATCATTATTCGATAAGGATTATTTAAATCCAATAAAACTTGTTCAATTGAATCATCATATGCTTTAAACCAAAAGGATAAAGTATAAACCGAGGGTTGATTTAATTCATATTTTAAATAACTCGGAGAACTTTGGCCAATAATCGCTTTATTATCAAAATCATTATCTGAATCATAAGTTACACTCGTTGGAATCATTCCATATTCACATCCAGATTCATCAAAAATATATGTATCGTCACTTTTTCTTTTCCCAAATGTTATCTTTGATCGAACATTTTTATAACTCATTATACACCCTTTTATTTTATCATGAACAGGGTAATTCGTATAATCATTTTCGATTAAATTCGAATTTGTTAAAGTGATGGGTGTTAAAATATCATTGACATAATCCCATTTGATTCCATATATTTCTCCAACATCTGAAGTCGTAAACGAAGTCGGTGAAGAATAAGACGATAATCCAATATTTTCTCCTTTATATTGAACTCTCCAATAATATTGTGTATTTGATTGCAAAACTCCTCTTGGCAAATAAATAATTTCTTTGTTATAAATATTATCCAAATCTTCCCAGACAATATTATTAAATAAAGAATCTGTGGCTATTTGCCAATTTGTAGATTCATGATTGTCGGTTTGACCAACAGCATTAAAAGGACTTGCCTGAAGATATGCAGATTCTCCAATTCCAGTTGCCCCATCTACTGGATGCATATTTGTCGGAGTTTCTATATAAATATCAGATGTCGTAAATGAAGTCGGTTCTGAAAAATCAGAATATGTGGTTTCTTCATCCTGATATCTAAATCTCCAATAATATTGAGTCGTTGTATTTAAACTATTGACTGCATATGATTGAACCGTTCCGACGTGTTCATCAAAAACAATATTTGTAAAATCTATATCCGTCGCAACTTGTATATGCATATTTATCTGTTCTTTACCATATAAAGAATAATATTTTGAACCGGCCAAAACAACAGGCATCGAAACCGCCGTGGACCCATCTGGCGGAGATAAATTAACTGGCCTTTCAATAGGATCAACAGATATTTGGCCAACAGGGACAAATTCAAATTCATTATTTATTTGATTATAAGTCACGACATCTTGATGGCCAGGGGTCGAATCTGAAATAGGAATGTCTTTTAAAAAATATGCATTTGAAGGAATATACCAATACTCTAAATCATTCCAAGGAGTTGTTCCGTCTCCTCTTTTTATTTTTTTAGTATCAGTTTCAATGCCTAATTCAGAATCTGCTAATATTGGATTTGCCGTTGACCATTGATCAGATGTCCCTCTTTTCATTTGAAAAACAACAGACATTTATTTATCTCCTTATTAAAGTTGACTATTTAAATAAAATACCGGGGTTGAATATGGGTATCCAGCATCGATATTGAAGGTATGAGGCGAATCTGGAAAACCCCCATCATATGAATCGGGATAATCATTTACAATATCAAAAGAAGTTCCCCCGCCTTCTCCACTCGAAGAAGTCTTTTCTTCTGGATTCCAAGGAATTAATCTTTCCATTTTTATTCCTTTTTATATCAAATTAAATTAAATTAAAATATTTTTCTTAACAATTAATAATAAATTTATTTTGAGGGATTTTATAGATATTAAGAGCTAAATGAGTAATATTTGAAAATAGATATTTGCCTTTTTATTTTTCTTCTCTTTATTAAGGATTTCTATAAATTTTTCAGAATTGATATACGAAAATGTTGTTGGTATTATTTTGCCATTTTTAATCAAAATAGGATTGGATGAAATTAAATGTTTTATTTCATCCAATCCTATTTTAATCTCACATTTATTATTATAATCTTAATAATAAAAATATATTTTATTATTTATACATTTACAGTTCTTTTTTCAATTTTTTAATTTTTTCATCGATGCCCTTTTTGAATTTAGCTGGTTCATCAGTTTTGTTTGCTAATTTTTTTGTTGTTTCTAATTGTTTAATCTGGGATTTTATTGCTGCCGTTTTTGCTCGTTTTAGACATTCTTCTTTTTTAGCCCCAGATAATTTCTCACAGTCTTCGATAGATTTTTTAAATATCGCCCTATATATTTTACGCGCTCCTAAGAAAATTAAGAATAAAAGAGCAATTGCAGAAATGGCTTCTCCCGTACGAAGAATAGATTTTAAATGATCGTATAATACAACATTATCATTCGGATTAAAATGGTGTATAATCTTATATTCTATATTGCCAAGGAAGTTTTTAATATTATCAATAAATGATTTATGATATCCAAGTTTCTCAAGCGTTGTATTTATTGAATGTCTCGTTGGGGCATCCAATGGGCCAAATTTAAATTTGTCTATCATATAATCAAGACCTTGTTTAAATGTTGCTTCTTTACCATTCCACACAACCGGAGATTCATCAAGAATATCAAAATATTCTAATAATTCATTCAGATCATAATAGTTACCGTTATGTCGATTAATTTCAGGTTTTGAAATTAATCCTTTTTGTTCATAAATCATCTGTAATTTGTCTGCTAATGTTGTCATTTTTTAATCCTTTATGTCTTTGTTTATAAATTTATGTTTTTGCCATATAATTATTTATATTTTTGAAGAATTTTTTCTAATTTTCGAAGTTTTTTTTCTAATTTTTTAATTTTTTTATCAATAATTTTTTTGTATTTATTTGGATCATCAGTTTTATCTGCTAATTTTTTTGTATTTTCTAATTCTTTAATTTGAGCCATGATTGCTCTTCTTTTCGCCTCCTCTTCGCATTGTTGTCTTTTATTCCGAGGCAATTTACGACATTCTTCAGAATATTTTTTAAAATAGAGTCTATATAGCTTTCTTGCTGAAATAAAAGTTATATATAACGCCAAGCCTGCGGAAACAGCTACTCCTGCTAAGAATATTGTTGATAAAACATGTGCTAAATTAGCATTATTATTTGGATTAAACGTTCTTTCAAATTTTACAAACAAACGCCCAAGAAATCGTCTAAAGTCTGCCGCAAATGGTTTGTCAATTCCGAAAAACTTCATTTTATCCCAAAAATAGGGATCATTCAAATTATGCTCCAATGTATCCATAGTGTACTTAATATCTGCTGTGGTGGTTCCTGGTGTAAACATAGCCTGAACTGCTGTGGGGAATTCCTTAAACGTAAAAGCAATATCTTTAAACAAACTGAACAAGATATTTTCTTCTAAATAATATTCTTCGGATAGAAAATCTTCATCTTCTAACATAAAATCTTCATCTTTAGACTCAACTTTAGAAATTAATCCTTTTTATTCATAAATCATCTGCAATTTATCTGCCAATGTTGTCATTTTTTAATCCTCTATTATATTTTAAAATAAAAATTTATCATATATTTGTTAATTTTTAAATATTATTTATTTTTTAACTCATCTTTTGTGACATTTTCATCAATAAGAACCCAAGCGTCCATCATATAATTATTTACATAATTAAAAGATATATAACCATATCCATTTTCCCCCCAGAAAGTCCCCCATGAGTTTTTGAATTTAACTAATTGTTTTTCTTTATTATATCCAACAGCGGCAACTGCATGGCCCCCATAAACCTGATTTGGATTTGCAGGATCTTTAACAATTCCATCAGAACCTGTTGTAAATATTTCTCTAAAACAAAGAATGCCAATAACACAAGGGCCATGATCATGAAGAGCAACCAATAATTCATCTAAATTATTTATTCTATAATATGATTTTCCTTTTCCCCATCTTGCAATCATTGCCGCCCAAGGTTTGGGAAATCCTTTTTCTCTATCATTATAAGGCCATGCTTTTTCAGGGGGAATTCCCAATTTACAAATTTGTTTCAATGCAAATCTGATTGAAGTTCCTTCCTGGTCAGGCCAAGGGTCAATTTCTTTTGCTTTATAATAAGCCCATTGTTCTGATAAATCATAATAAGGTTTTCTTCTTCTATATTTTTTGCCTTCTTTAATTTCTTGAATATATTCTTTTTGTTCTTGCCACTCTTTGACCGCAGTCACTGCCATCCCAACACATGTCCCAGCCTGACCTTGATCTTTAACGGGAGACATTTCAGATGTATAATCAACAATATCAGGAAGATCAGCCCTTAAATTACCAACTGTTTTGAATAGAAAATCTCTTTCATCTTCAGGGTCTTTTACATATCCGGTTTTAAATTTACTAATTAAAATTTCATCATCTGCATTTTCTACCATAGATTTATCTTCTAATATTCTATACGGTATTGATTTTAAATTCAAAAAATTTATAAAATCTTTTGAATTTTTTTCATCCATTTCAATTACCATCGGAGCCCGATATGTATTATTTCTAAAATTAAACGTAACATATGAAGATACTTTAATTTTCATCTTTGTTTTCCCTCGTAATTTCTTTTATTAAGTTTTTAATATCTGAGCTGATAATAGATTTTATTTCATTCTGTTGTCTCAATCTTTCCTGTTCATCCATTCTCAATCTTGTTTCTAATTCTTTCATATTTTCTTCGATATCATCAAAACTTTTCACACAACTTTTTTGTCTTTCATTATTCTGTGATAAATATTTTTCAAAATCAATTTTTAATTTATCTAAACTCGTTTTATATTTATCCATATCAGATTTCATTCTTTCAAGACAAATCCCTTGATTTTTTAATAAATTAAAATTATTTAAAAGCGTAGTGTTTATTTCATTTATTTTATCTTCTATCTTATTTATATTTTCTCCTATTTTTTTATTTTTTTCTTCTAATCTTCTATTGTTTTCTTCTAAATCACTTATATCTCTACTATTTTTCATATCTATAATTGCTCTTCTAATCATTCTATGAAAAACAAATCCAATAATTCCAGTAACTAATGTATATAAGGATAAAAAAATAGAAATTAAACGATATGTTGTCATTTTAGAATCCCAAGAATATTTTTTCTGCGAATTTTATAAGTTTAAATATATAATGGGGGGTAAAATACCCCAATCATAAAAGTGTCTTCTGCAAATTCAGCATAATGAATTTTATGTTTATTTATTTTTAAAATTTTTCCAGGTGTTAATTCATATTTTTCATATCTATTTTCTATATCATCTTTTATATAGAAATCAACTTTCCCCTTATATACAAAAATAAGATTATTTACGGGATGAGAATCTTCTTTGCTTATTGTTCCTTCTGCGGCATATGAATCATAAACAGTCACGCCATCCATAAAATTTTTAAACAAAATAACTTTATAAAAATAATGACCTTTTTCAACCGGAATATTTTTAAATTTTTTATTTCCGACCGGAAAATTTTCTTTCGCTAAATAAACAGCATTCAACAGGGATCTCAAATCTTCTTTAAAATCAATGTTAGAATTAACTTGATTTACTGGCTTTCCATTGAAATCCTTATGCTCTAAATTCATGCTTGAAACTCCTTAAAAGACATTTGTTTTAAAAATTTATCAAATATAAATGGCGCATTCATTAGATTTAATGAATAATGTGGTGATTTTTATATGCAATTAATATTTTGTTTCACAATCATTTTGAGTGTACATCATAATTTTATACCATTTAAATTAATCAGCAAACTATCACATTAATTCAGTTGCCCCCCATTGTAATAAATTATCAATTTGGCCATTATAATTGACTTTGATCCAATCAGCAGAGCGAGGAATATTTGAAATTTGAACACTATCAATAGAAGCATAAATAAACTGATTGGTTTGATTTCTGCCCCCAATCCAAAGATTTCCAGCACCAGAACAAGGTTGTTTATCAGTAGTTGGAGTATCTGTATTTACTAAATTTCCATTGAGATAAATATATTTATTGGTTCCATCCCAAACAGAAGCAACGTGATACCATTCATCTGCAACTATGGTATTGGTTTTTAAATCATCCCAATCTCCATTTCCAGTCGTAAAAGAAAAACAATTATCATCCGATACCCATAGGCCTAATGTTGTATTATAATATTCTTTATATTTATCAACTATTCCCACCCAGCCTTGATCAATATCATTTGATTCACCTTGAGCAAGACTATTTAAATTAATTATTGAAGATACTGTAAATGGCGTAGTTTCTGGAAAATCTGGACTATTCCCAGATGTTCCTATAAAATCTGTATTATCCGATTGATTTGAATCATAATAAATATAAAAATTAGTTGGTTCCGAAGAACTTAGAATTAAATCAGATTTTGAAACCCAAATTAAACCTTTTTTATTAACTGGATCCCATTCCTCAACTTCGCCATAGACTTGAGATACGCCGTCAGATTTAGTTATGGCAATTTTTAAAGAATTTGAGCCAATCTCATCGAAAATATCTGAAACGTCTGAATTGGTTTGCCCAACTGATGTTCCCAAAACTACTGGGATTGGAAAATGGCTTAAATCCGAATCAATAAGGGAATTATCCACGGTAAATTTTTTTCTGTATGTCCATCCAGAAAGCTATGTTTGTTTTAAAGGCTGTCTAATCTTCTTAAAATCAGAACTGACTCCAAAATTATTTGATGTTTGTTTCCAATTTAATGTCATATCTACATAATTTATATTATATATTTTCCCTTGATTATCTAATAAAATTAATTCATTATTATCTGGAAAAACATTTATACCTTGAATGTAATTTTCTGCATTGTAAGTTCCGAGCACATTTCCATTGGAATCCAATTTATATACAGATCCATTTTCATCTCCGGCAAAAATATAATCAAATGCAGCGATTGAAGTTAAGCTATATCCTCCTTGCGCAATATTAGGAAAATCGGTTTCATTTCCTGTTGAATCAAATTTTGAAATATCTGACCCTTTCAATACATAAACATTCCTATTCACATCCCAATCAATTTTCCCATAATTCATTGAACCATCATTATATGTCCAAACTCCATTCCCATTTTTATCTATTTTATAAATTGTTTCTCCATCTCCATTATTTGCCGTTACCAAATAAATATTTCCATCAGAATCGACCGATAAATTTAAAATATTTGTATTTATAGGATAATTTGAATCATTATATGTCCAATTATAATTTTCTGTGGATATATTTAAACTATATAATGTATTTTCTTGTGATAAAATTAAATTTCCAAAAATATCAACTGCCATATGATCGAAAGGTATGCCTTTATTTATAATTTTCTGAAGCGATAAATCAGATGGATCATAAACATGAATATTTACGTCTTCCAAAACATAGACTGTTCCATTTGTATCGGAAACTATTTCTTTAATTGTTCCTATTCCAGGCTGATAATATTTAACAGGACACCCATTTTCATACATTTTATATAAACTGTCCCCATATTCTCCGCTGGTATCTATGTCGGTTGCAAAATAAAAAGGCACACTGTCTAAATTTTGATCATCATCATATTCAGGATAATTTTTATAACAATCAGAATAAAATGTAGTTAAAGAATTTAATGTGAATGGGTCATTGGAAAAAAATGAAAGCATTGGAATTTTATAATCTGTTTCATATATCCCAGTTGTTTTAATCACATTCGATGGGATATTAAATCCCATATTTATAAATGAATCAGGAGGATACCCATGATTTGGATTTCCATTTTCATCTGAATCGAAAATAAAATAATTTATGACATTAGAATTATTTGAAATATCAAATGAAAAAGCTCTTGGATAATCAAAAGAAGTATTGAGGTTGTATGGAATATGGCCAGAATTGATAAGATTCAATGGTATTGTTATAGCATATATCCCATCTGATTCGATAGCGTCCATATTCATATTAGTTTGAGAATATTTTGAAAAATCTCCAATATTTTCAACAAAATTAATATCTTGATCTCTGACATAACCACTTGGGTCTGTAAAATAAATATCAAGATGTCCTATCATGCAAGTCGGATTGCCATTTCTGGAAAGCTTAAAAGATAACGGTATGGTATCATATCCTGTATATTTTGAATTACCTATCAATGGATTATAATCACTTCCAGGAGAATTTTGATAAAGAGAAATAGAATCAATATTTTCTCCAATTATATTTACACCGCATGGATAATAATTATTCGCCCAACTTTTCGGAGTCAATTGTAAAAATCCATCTCCATTGGGACTGTATCTCCCTGTCATTGAATCATATGAACCCTCAACCACATTCCATCTGGCCTCTATGCCCCCACAATCATTCACGGGATCATATGTTGAAATCGTTCTGACTTCATCATATTCAGATAAAACATAATCAATTCCCATTGTGTCCAAAAAGAGTTTAAACTCTTTATATTTATCTTCTTCATCTATTAAAATATGAGTCGGAGTTCTATAAGTAATATTCTCAAATGAAAAAATAACTCCTTTATTCAAAATTGAAAATCTATAAACATGGACATTTTTTTGACATGTATCTGGGAGAGGGGGAGGAGTTGTGCTTGGATTGATTTCATAATCTATATTTTCCATTTCCAATCTATCTATAAATTCTATGAGTTCATTATCATCTATTGTCAATATGATTGGAGTTCTGTATTCAATTGATTTCCAATTAAAAACAATGCCTTTATTTAAAATTTTAACTCTTGTTGTGGACATAATATATTTATCCTCATAGAAAAAATGGTTTTTATGGGAAATTTATTTATAATATAAATCATAAAGTTTATTGCCAGGCAATGATTTTGAATTTTCGTTTAAAACGTTTCCCATTATATAATTCAATTTATCAAAATTTTCTGTTAATTGATATAATGCATCACAGAAAACAACATCTTCAGGATCTGGATCTGCTTTATTCTCTAAAATTTCTATCAAATTCGACATAGATTCTCTCAGATTTCTTAAATTTTTGCTATTAAATTCACTGGCAAATGCCCTAATAGAATGGTTGAGATTTTTTTTGTTATAGACCATTTGTTTTCCCCAATTTTTATAGTGAATATTTTTTATATAAAAATTTATTTTTTATCATTATTTTTATCTTTTTTAAGAGAATCTATTTCCTCTTTTAAATTTGTTATAATAGAGTTAAGATATTCTATATAAACAGAATATTTCCCTATGATTTTCAAATAATATTCTTCGTCAAATTTTATCTCATTTGGCGTTTCCATGATTTAAGTGTTCTCCTTATTAATTTATAAACAAATGTGAATTATCAAATGGAAAATATATGAAATTTATTTTATTTAAATATTTTTATTATGCTTTTAATAGGCTCCAGTTGATTCTTGACACAACCCACCCAGATGAGTCACCACCAGCGACAGGTTGAGCTACAACTGTAATTTTAATAAAAATATCTCCACCATTAACATCTTCTGTAACTGGTTGTGTGGATTCATATGGTGGCCATGCTTCATATTGTGCCTGAGAACTTCCGGAACGAATTTCCCCAACTTCAATAACTTCAACATTTAATAACCATGTTACATGATAATCACTGCCGCTGCCATTATGATACGCTGAAGTAACAACAGCACGCGCAGTAAGAACTTCTCTCTGTGGTGTCATCCAACCACCACCCTTATGATATCCAGTTCTAATAATACAAGACGAACCCGACGATAAATTAAGTCCGTGTCCGTAAGTCCACTGACACCCTGAAGTTCCATTAACAACAATAATAGGGTTGCTTATATGACTTCGATCAACTGTATCTCCAATTATTGAACCATCAATTGTCCCTCCAATTTTTGCTCCATCAATTAATGAATTATTTGAGCTAAGTGCCCAATTACTAATTTTGTAAGATTCCAAACCGTTAACGTTTGATGTATCTGATGAAGTATTAACACTTGTTAAATCTGCAAGTTTTTGCCAATCAGAAATATTATAACTCTCACTTTGTGATTTAGCTCTAATGCATTTCCAAATTGAATTATTTCTTTCCCATAAATCCCCAACATCATAAGGCGGAGTAGGTGTTGATTTAAATATCCTTTTGGATTCTGCTAAACCCAAATTATCTCTTGCCGCTGATTTATCTGATAAACTTGCTAAATTGTCATCTGTATAAAATTTATACGCAATTGCATCGCCATCATTTGAAGGAGTTTGATTTAAATTTATTAATTTTTGGCCATTCATATCTACAGCTTCTTCGGGCGGTTTTAAATGAGCCATATCTAAAGGAAGATATTGGCCATTTGTATTCACATACAAATCGATTTTATTATTAGAATTTTTCTTTAATAATATTTTCCCATCAGCAGAACTTTCATTAACTGGAATTTCATCTACAATTTCTATATATTTTGGCGTAAAATGTCTCTTTGTATTTATATTTTCAGGATCATAATCATAAAAATCTACAATTTCATGATCTATGACCTTGAAAACAGAAAGCAATAAATATTTATTAATATCAATTTGAGAATTATTAAAAATATACCTTTCAGATGGTTTAAAAATTTGAATTTTTGCTCTTGGGTAATCAATCGAATGCACCCATTCATAAAAAAGTGTCAAATAATAATAACCATCTTCATTCAAAGGATCTGTGCCTTGACTATAGAAACTTTCGGCATCTTGAAGATCTATTAAAACATTATTTTCTATTTGAATTACAGCATTATCTACAATCCCGATTCCTTGTTTTATTTTTTTAACATTTTTATCTGAAAAAAAAGAATAAAAATCACTTTTTAATTGTTGCCCATTATCTTCTCCGAGCCCTATAAAATTTATATTTCCAATTGAGAACCCTATAGCGTTTTTTCTATCTAATTCAGGATAACTGCCAAGATATTCCCACATATCACCAAGTATATCATAAGAATAAATATCAGAAGATATAGGATCGCCAGAACAAACATATGCTGTTTCGCCATCTGATATTGAGATTGCTGTTTTTATTGAAGTTCCAGGGAAATCTCTTCTTTGTCCCCATGTTTGAGAATTTATGTTATATGAATAGAGATCATTGTAACCACTTCCTTGTGATTCTCCTAAACCCATATAAAAAAGGTGTAGATAATTTGATGAAAAACTAATTGCTTTTGATCTCGGGTTGCCAGGGAAATCTGGCAACTGTGTCCATGAATTTATGCTCGGATCATATTCATAAAAATCATTATAATATGTATTGGAAGAGCCAACGCCGCCACAAATATAAGCTTTATTATCAATTGTAGAACATACAGCAAAACTTCTTGGATTTCCAGGAAAATTCGTTACAAAAGTCCAAGAATTTGTATTTTGATCGTATTTATAAAAATCACCATAATAAGTTGAACGATTTGATCCTAAACCTACATACGCTTCCCCATTTATAACAAAAGCAATTGACCCTGTTCTTGGATTTCCAGGAAAGTCTGCAATTCTTTCCCATTTTCCAAGAGAAAAATTATATGTATAAAAATCACTATAATAAGTTGATCCATCCGATCCCAATCCAACATAAACTTTATCTCCTATTTTAAAACTCACAGCATTATTTCTAGGGGGTGGAGTAAACTCAAATGATGGCTGAACTGAAATCCCTTGAAATGAATAAAAATCATTATATTCATGTGAAGAATAACCTCCACCTCCAAAATATACATCAGTGCCATTGCTACAGACAAAAGCTTCCACTCTTTTTGGAATATTCAGTGCTTTTGAATATCCCCAACTATCTAAATTAGGGTCATAAAAATAAAAATCCCCATAAGTTAAAATTTCATTGGTATTTGGATCTTTATTAAAACCAGTTCCAACATAAGCGTAATTTCCGTAATTAAATGCGATTCCTTGTGCTCTTGAAGCCGTAGGAAAATCTGCTATCTGTGTCCATGTATCTGTGAATGGATCATAAGAATAAAAATTTTGCATATAATTTAAATTTAAATCAGTCCCGCCGCCAACATATCCTTTTTGGCCGATTGCAAAAGAAGTCGGATAAGAAAGCATCGAGTCTGGCACATTTGATTTTTGTGTCCATGTATCTGTGGATGGATCATAAGAATAGAAATTACGGCTAAAAGAATCCCCAACATAACCCTTTCCATTTATAGCAAAATAAAATCTTGGCGTTATTGGACAATCACTTTTTGGAGACCAAGTATCTGTAGATGGATTATAAGAATAAAAATTAGAAGTTGAAGAATTTGAACTAACATAGGCTTTATTATTTATAACAAAAACTATTTCATTGGTTAACTCAAGCCCAGTTAAATCAGATAATCTTTCCCAACTGTCTGTATTTTTATCATAACAATAAAAATCTTCAGAATAATTGGAACTTCCAACTGCCCTTCCCCCACCTACATAGACTTTTTCATTTATAATAAACGCAATGAGATTTTGTCTTCCATTGCCAGGATAATCCTTTTTTCTGCCATGGGTTGTAATTCTTAAAGAATCATTATTTCCCAATAAACATGCCCTATCTCCAGATAATATTTTCGTTAATTTATTTACATTATCTGAAGAATAAGAGGCGAATGGATGAACTGAATATTCTGCGTTTTTAATATAATTTGGCATTGCTGTTGACGCTCCTTTTTTTAAGAATCTGCTAAAATTTTTAAGATTTTGCTAAAAGTTGAAAATTAAGCCCAAACGCTCTAGATTTTTCTTCACCATTTGCAATATGTAGACTAAGAATATTTGTTCCATTATCATAATAAATTGATAAAATTTCTATATTAGAATCATGGTAGCGGTCTGTACCATCCGGACGTTTTATATCATATACTCCCGCTGTTATTCGATAAATAAATGTTGGAAAATTATGTATTTTTATTATAATTCTCCAGGTTCCTCCTATTTTTTTCCCTTCATTAGTTCTAACTTCTCCGGTATATAAATAAAAATTTGACGAACCATCAAAAAAACCAGACGTGTTGTCTACTTTTGTTTTAACCATATAAATTGGAGTTTCAAATGATAAAATATTCGTTGCATTTGAATCTGGTGTACTTCCGTCTTCCCATACCCAATCTACGTTATCAAATCGCACAAGTTCAGGGGTTTCAAGCTCTATACCAAGATTATTCCTAGCAGTTTCCGCATTCTCAACATCTGATAAATTGTTACTTATTTGTAAAAAAGTGGTCTTCCTGTTGTTAGGTATATTATTTTCAAAATAATCCCTTGTCACCGCACTTTTGCCAGTTTGGGGATCTGCTAAAGATCTAATTTCCTTCCCATTCATATTTAAATTTGAACCAGGAACACCTATTTTGTCTAATTTTAAAAATTTTTCAAAAAATGGAGTTGATGTGTCATTATAACCTGGAATATAAATGATAAATCTATTTGTATGCGAATCACTAACGTTCTCCCCTCCCTTAACAAACATGACCGAATATGGCTCTGGGGTTACAAATTCCCATTGAGAAATGGATGAATTATATGTTGCAATATTATGACTATGACCTGCCCACGATCCAGTTGAAGCTGGCGAAGGTCCTACAAGATATCGATCCCCATCAGAAGGCGTCAGAGGAGCACTATTTAAATCAAAATCAATAATTTCCTGTAACCATATATTATTTTCAACTATTTTTCTAAGAACCCATGATCTATATACGGAATCGTTATTATCTGATGGTTCACCCAAATTTTTAATAACTTTTCCATTGAAATCATAATCTGATTCCGGCCCTGGGATTGAATTTAAATTTTTGGCATTTATCACTGTCCATGTCGCATCTCCAGATTCTTTATTAACACAGACAAAAACTTCTTTTGTGTTTTCATTCAGCCATAATGTCAATAAAGGATAAATATTATCGGAATGGTTTGGATCTCTATTTTCTATTATGGTCGTCTCAATTGATTTCCAAAGTGCATTTCCTTGACTATTGTCAAAACATACATAAATATTTTGTCCTTGAGGTTGAACCCAAAACGTTCCGACTTCAAATTGATCATCATTTGTTGTTGGGGGATTATCTTCCACATGAACATTTGATAATGCATGCCATCTATTTACTAATCCGACATATAAACCCACAATATTATTATCGGGATCATCTACGATTATCAATCTGCCATTATATTTTGTTTGATCATATTGGGGGAGTTGATCAAAATATTCAATAAAAATTTTATTATATCTTCTCCCCACTTTAGGATTTTCTGTTGAATCCGGATCTATATCATAAGCATCAGTAATATTTCCCCCAGAAACCTTTAAAACTTTTAAAATTAAAAAATGTACTGGTTCATACACAGATGAATGAATTATACAAAGTTTTGCCAGTTTTTGAGGATAAGCCAAAACATGTTCATAATAAATTGTAAGATAATATGTTCCGCCATGTGGAAATGGATATGATGTGCCATCAAATGAATATTGAGGATCTGATAAATTGGTTAATGTCAGAGGGTTTTCTAATTTAATTAAAACATTATCAATAATACATCTTCCAGGCTCTATAGTCGCATTGCCTGAATTATATTCTGTTTTTAAACTTTCTGGGCCTCCAAGAATGCAAGCCTCGCCTAAAGAAACAATTTCTTTTGTTCGATTTGTGATAGTTGAACTTCTTTCCTCATATGCCAATATTGAATAATCAACTTGATTGGTTGTTAAGATCATTTTTTAATTTCCTTTTAAAAAATCTTTTATGGTTTGGATATAATTTTTAAAATCATAAATTTCCAAAACTTTCCAACCATCAGCTTTCAAAAGATTTAAATTTCTTTCAAAAAAATTTCTCGATGCATTATGAAAAATTGCTTTGGGAAAATTGATAATTATTTTCTTATATTTATCTGCAAAGTCTGCTGTGTATTCATAAACTAAAAGATGTGTTTTTTGTTTTACAATATTTACATTTTTTTCAATATTGGGCAAAATAGTTTTAATCTTATTTAAAATTTCATCTTCAATATTTTTAGCAATAGATTTTGTTTCTTTTGTTTCTGTTTCCGTATCTGTTTTTTCTTTTTTATAATTTTTTCTTGAAACTCCTAATTTGGCATCTGGATATTTTTCTTTATATTCATCTATTGTCATATCATGTTCTTTTTTTAAATGAGTTGGTGTAATCATTTTAAAATGCTTGCCACAAACTTGACATGTCACGAATTCTTCCATTTTCAATTCCTTTCATTTCGTTGATTTTATTATTTGTTAAATTTTTTCATAATATTCTCCATAGATAGAGAAAAAGTGCTAACAAGAACCTTTTAAAAGATTCCTGTTAGCACTTTTATTTTTATCAGTATTTTTTTAAGTGGTCAAGACCAAAAAAACAAATTTTTCTAACAGACCTACAGATTTTAAGGGAGTCTAAAATAGACTCCCTTTTTATTTAAATCTATTAAGTAATATTCAGAACAGACACACCATTAGCCCGAGCAAACGAAGTTGCATAACGGGATAGAATAGTGATACTCGGAATTGCCCCAAGGGGATAAGGAGACAGAATAGCGGGAACGTAAGGCGCATAGAAATAAACAGCTTTGACTGCTTCTACGGGCTTATAAATAATCGGCATCTGACCCTGCGGAACAACAGAAGAAACCAAAACTTTCCATTTTCCACTGGCAACAGTCGCAGACCGATAACCAAGATCGCCGCCCATTTCTGCACTTCCATTATAAGAGAAGGTATTAAGATCCTCAAGTATAGCCGCATCCAGAGGATTGGCAAGGATCGTATTTCCTTCCCCAATATTGATATCATTATAGATCTGAGCCCCAAGGGTATTCAGAACTGTAATGATATTTTCATGCCAATACTTTGTGCCCCAAACATAAGTTGACGGGGGAGTCTTGGAGAAAGCGTCCTGATGAGTTGTCGGGTTAAGGGTAGAGTTGCCGATAATTAGATTATTAATAATTTCCCTGTCCGTATCAAGGGCAATCTGTTGAGCAATGATATTTACAATTTCTGCCTGAACAGAAACATCGAACAAGGCCTTCATATCCTGTTCCATCTGAATTGACCATTGCGCTGAGATCTCCCGATCCTTGGCATAGAGCCGGATTTTATCATTGGTAAAAACGGCTTTCGGATTAATTTTATTTTCTTCCAAAGAACAAGTAACTTCATAGCGAATCTTAATAACGTGGCCATCCGTAGAAGAAATATCTACGGTGCCATTAAGATAATCCACCTTACCAGAAATAACATCAGTCGTAGTCGGATCCAACGTTACACTCGCGCTAAAATGACCTTCAACTGCCGGTCGAATAGCAACATCAACATAATTTGCACCATCTGCACTTACGCCTGTGATAACAAAATCCCTTTCCAGATGGGACTGATCAGAAGTTAAACCAATCGTGCCGAGAACATCAAAAGCAGTCGAGGGAACATCCATAGTAGCAGAAACAGGAGTTCCAATGCTCGGACCGCCAGAAATGTCAGTATTAACAGCCGGAGCAGCATACTGAGTCGCCGAACCATTCTTCTGGAATTTAATCCGAAGGAAAGGCTTAATAACTTCGGGAGCGTCAATGGGCTCAACAGTTACAGCTTCCCTCGCAACCAGACTGGGATAAAATACCCTAAGAACGGGGAGAGAAAGAGTTTCATACGGATTAATCTGATACATAGAATTTTCTAATAAATTAATACGGGTGTTTTCTGCCAAAAGCTTAAAAGCATCTGCATCTTCCTGGCTTAAACCCTCAGACAACCCTTCTACATAAATATTAAAACCTTCATCATTTGCGAGCAAGGGACGAAGATTCCCCGGCCGACTCGGGTCAATACCACTTAACTTTTTGGTGGTCATATATGCTTCTTGAAGTAAATGTTTCATTTTTTAATTCCTCCTAAATTGATTATTTTTATTAATTAAATATATGTTTAAGAAACAATCTCAAACAATTTTAAACTGTGTTTTTAATTCATTTATCTCATGATTTAATTTTTGTATTGAAAGATCATTTAAAACTTTTAAAGTTATTTTAATATCGTTTCTTTGTTCTTTTGTTAATTTTTTTTCAGATAAAATTTTTTCGATTAAATCTATAAGTTCTTTTTCCTTTTTTCTCTTTTCATATTTCTTAACCAATGAATCAAATGTTTTTTTATTTTCTTTTATTGCATCTTTGATTTCATTTAATTTTTCTATAAAAGAATTTTTAAACTCAACTATTTTCTTATTTCTTTTTATTATATAAGGTTCGAGAATATCGATAACCTTATTTGCAAAAACTAATTTTTCTTCTTTTAAATCTTCATCTGTTTTTATTTCTCTAATCTTGTTTATTCTTATCATTATTGAGATTCCCTATCTTTGTAAATAATTCAGATTTCTTTATAAAAATTTCGTTTTCTATTTTTTTGATTTTATCATTTAACTTTTGTTTATATTCTTCTGTTTTATTTAACTTAGAAGACAATATTTTAATTTCTTTTTTTATTTCATTTATTTCTTTTTCAACTTCATCTTTATTCAATAATTGATTTGATTTAAAATTTAATAAATAAATCGCTGTTTCTATAATTTCATCAACTCTTTCATCAAAATTCATAAAATAATTCCCATTATATTTATTTTTTGTTATGAATTTATAATATCACTATATACTTATGTTTTACTTAAATAAAAAAATCCAGGATTTTATATTAAAAATCCTGGATTTTTGAATAAATATTTATTTGAACAATTATTTAGCTTCTTTTGTAGCTTTTCTCGCCGCTGCAAATAAAGAGCCCCAATATGATATTAGAAGTGCAATAAACATAACCAACCCTAAACCACCAACTGCTGCCCCGGTTCCACCCTCGCCATAAAGCGAACCAGCAAGAAAAGTGGCAGATAAAACCATGCCTTTAAACAACAAATCAAGAATTTTATAACTATTAATCGGTCTTGATTTAGAAACAAGTTTACTAAGTTTTTTTTCCATTTCGGCGTATACTTTACTCACTGGTATATTTCTTTTTTTTACTTTTAAATAAACATAAAATGCTAACAAAAGAGATAATGGGAGTATGGTAATAGAAGGAAAAGGTTCATATTTAAATATCATTTTTTGTATATTCAAAAGAATGCTAAGATAAGTTTTTTCCCCATTCTTAGGATCAATTTTCCGCGCTACCATTATGGATTTTTTCTTGAGTTCTTTATTGCTCGGTATTTTATTCTCATATTTTTTTACGATTGATTCAATTCTTTTTAAATCGGATTTATCTTTGGGCATAAGCCGATTAATAATCGCTTTAAATTGTTGAGGAGTTTTAATTTGTTCAATATGGAAAGCGTTTTTGATACTATCCATCCAATCTTCATTTAATAAAAATACATCAGATTTAATTAAATCTAATGCCTCAGAAATGACCCAATCCAGATTTATGTTTGAATTATTTAAATTAATTTCTTCTAAACCTCGGAGTTTATATAATTTATATAATTTTTCTGATAGGTATGTCATTTTTTATCCGTTATTCTTTAAGAAATATAATTTATTTTGAAGAAATGGCTTCTTTAAAAACACCAGCCCAAAACATTAACGCCGCAATTATTAATAAAACTATCGTCGGAATAATAAGCCCAAGTGCTCCAAAACCAAAAGTAAAAATAAAAATTGTCCAAAAAATATAAAATACTGCATTATGAAGTGCTATAGCTGTCCCCATTAATCCCGATTGAGCTCCAAATTTTATGTTAACTTCTTTTTTGACCCTAGAAAAAATTTTATTATAAATTTCAGAAGGGGGTACCCCCTTTTTACGAGCAATAATATAAACTAAAAAAGCTAGAATAATGGCAAGAGGGCTGCCGAGTGCGCCAAGAACAGTGGTTCCAATCCAGCCCACAATTCTGGAAAATGTAGATTTATAAAGACGTTCATCAAAATTATTATCCATTTTTTGTAACATCTCAAGGGTTTTTTTCCGAAGTTGGTCCTTTGTAGGAAGTCGGTTTCCATAAGTATTAACTAATTTTTTCATTCTTTCTAAATCTTTTTCATCCTTAATTTTAAATCCACTCACAACTTTCTTAACCTGATTTGGATTTTTAATATTTCCAATATGAAAAGCACCTTTAAAGGTATCAATAAATCCTTCGTCTAATAAAGAAATATCATTATCAAAAAAATCCAATGCCTCAGAGACAATTGCATCTATATTAATATTTGAATTATTTTCAAAACCCGGAGAATTTTGAAATCCATACAATTCATATAATTTATCAGCTAGTGTCGTCATAATTTATCTCCTTTTTAAAACTGCTTTGAAATTTTAATTATTTTATGTTCTATTAATTTATCAAAATAATCAGCCAAAAAGCATTTGCCTCCGGCACAAATAATATCGCCATGATCTTGAATTTGTTCCGACTCTAAAATCAAGGAAGAGTTTTTTGCCTTTTTATATTCTTTGTTTTCAAATCTAACACTTCCAAGATCAACAACTGCCCCAGAATGTGATGGTCTTGAGACACTATCGAAGCAAATAATTGTCAATGGAGGCATGACTTCATAATATCCATTTCTATTTCCCAATTCGCCCAAACCTCTCATGGAAAATCCAATTCCGGTTTTATCTAACAATAATCCATACAATTGTTTCCCATTCCATGTATTTAAAGTTTCCATTTCTGCCATCAATTTATGGCCAGAAAACTCAAAATTTGTAATTAAATGAGATGCTCGTTTTAATAAAACAGTTGTTTGTCTCACAATATCAAAATTTTTATCTCCAGTTTTCAAAGGATGATCTAACTCATTATAAAGACATCTGTTATTTAATAAAGGTTCTAATTGTTTAACCCCTCCTTCTAAAACCGGTCTTGGATATTTTCTTTTATTTTGATTTACCACGTCCACAGTTTGAACACAGGCTCTAAAAACGGCTTTGTCTCTTTTTGGATAATTTTTAACCATCTTTGGTTCTTGATAAACAGCCGATTCATTTATGAAATACGACATGATATATAATCCTTATTATACGGTTATATAATTTTTATTAAAAGAAGTTTTCATGAAAAGTATTTAAAAAACTTCTTTTATATTTTGTTAATTTTTTATCTGTGATTTTAAATTTAATAAATAAGCCAATATAATCGAAATAATTTATACTAAAAT